TTGGGAGGGGAGATAAGAATTGTATTTTTACCGACAAGTAATGTATTTTCTACCGCTTATGATGTATTTATAAGAGGGGTAGAAAAAGCGACCGCCGAACGCTTGCTAGCTGATTAAAAAGCTCTTGTTGACTAATCGCTTAGTCAACAGGGACGGGATAATCAGTTAAAAATTAAAAATAGATTGAGAGGTGATAAAAATGCAGATTAACAATCTTATAAACCAGAAAATACAGGAAAAAGAAAATGAAGCTAAACTAGCAAAATTAGAATTGGAATTATTAAAAAGGGAGCAAAAAGAAGTAACAACTAAAAAAGGAATTGAAAAATGGCTGGGCTATGAGTTTGAAAGCTCAAGCGGACTTACGGAAGAGTTTGCAACCTTTGCAAGAGAATTAAAAAATCATTTAAAAAAGGAATTGCAAAATAATTTTGAATTAGTAGGCGTATTAAGAGGACACTTTGAATTGTCAGGCTTTGTTAAAAATAAAAATACTGGAAAGTACGCTTATTTTTCAATGAGTGATGTTAGATATTTTAATAATGAATGGTACGAGCATATTCTAGTAAGAGAAGCAAAGCATGATAAAGATTATACAGGTGGCAGTAATTGGTTTACAGGAATGAAAGAGCTTCCGACTTCTCTTTTGAAGTTGACAGCATAAGCTCTTAATTCTACCTTGAAATTTTCAGGGTAGAAACTAGGAACTTATAAATTAAAAATTCAGAAAGGTGGTGAAAAACATGGCGGATAAAAAAGCTATAAAAAAAAGACTGGAATATTTGCGAGGTGAAATTAACGCCGAAAGAATTAGTTATAGCGAGATTTCAGAGTTGCAATCACTAGTTAAATATATAGATAAGAGTGATGTTCAACTACTGGAATGGGCTGGGGTAAAAGAGTTTGAGGAATAATTATAAATTAGCAGTCAAGAAAGGAGAGTGATAATAATGAATGAGCCTATAAAAGAATTGGAAAAAGCAACCGCCGACTTGGATTTTATTTATCAGGACGGTGTAATTTTCAATACTAGTGATGTTAAAAGTTTAAAAATTGTAGTTGGAATTATACAGGGAATTATAGACGATTTAGAAAATACTCAATTACAAAAGTATTTTAGACAGGTAAAATAATTATAAATTATTAATAGAAAGGCAGGTGAATAAAATGGATTACTTTTTGAAATATACAATCAGGGACGGCGAAACTGAATATGAAGATAATGCTCTAATTAAATCTAAAAAGCCTGTTTCATTGAAAAGTGAAAATAAGGTTTTTAAGAAATTTTTAGAAGAAAATTATTGTGAGAAAGTAACCGAAAGTTTTGACGGCTTCGAGATTGGAAGTGATTATAGGATTTTTGAATTGGACGGTTTAATAGAAATAACAAAAGACGAGTTAAAGGTGATTGAAAAACTTGTTACAAGCTATACAATTGAGGTTTAGTTTTTAACTAGACTACCGCCCGCTCGTCCGAGCGGTAGACAGTTAGAAATTATTTAGAAAGGAAGTGATAATAATGACAAAAATAAATTTTGAGGTTTGTCCGAATTGTAAAGAGAATTTTAAGGTAGACGGAATAGCCTATGTAGAAAATGGCTGTACTAATTATTTGAATTATAAAAAGGTGGGGAAAGAATGGATAATAGATTATGAAACAAACGGGGATAACTCAAGCGAAACCTACTATATATGTAGAGGCTGTCAGAAACAATTACCACCCGATTATCAGGAATATTTTGGGGATAATCTTTAACTGAACTACCGCCCGACTACACAGGCGGTAGATAGTTAGAAATTATAATTTTAGAAAGGTGGTGTAAAAATGGATAATAAAAATATTGTGATAGTGGTCGAGGGGGGAGTAGTACAGGAAGTTAAAAATCTACCGCCCGATTGGACATATGAGCTTGAGGATCACGATAGTTTGCCAAATTGTGAGGTTTGTGGTGAGCCAATTTTTGAAGATCAGGAAATAACAGCCGACGGGAAAAAGCACGTGATATGTAGTTAAAAATTTTAAATTATAGAAAGGTAGGTGAATAAAATGGAATATAACGAAATAATTTTGCCAGAGGAAATTGATTTAAGTACACCCGCGACGTTTAATTCAGACGACTATTTATTTAATTTTGATGAAGATGAATATAGAGCTGAATTAGAAGCGGAAAACCAGAGGGAAAAAGAACTGGGATTACATTTTTAATCAGTAGCTCCCACTAAGCGATTAGCGGGAGTTATCAGGTTAAAAATAGAATGACTTGAAAAATGGAGTAAAGTATGGTATAATTCGAGAGGATAGAAAAGTATTTAAAAAACTTTGAAAAAGGTAAACAGTATCAATTTAAAAAAGGAACAAAAAGTAAGAGGGTTTATTTTTCCAGACAATCAGACGAAAAAGCCCGCCAGATTTTGACCGAGATAAATAAAAGATCAAGAGGTAGGTGTGAAATTTGCGGAACTTTTTACGAGAAAATTAGTAGCCATTTATTCAATAAGCACGGACTAGTAAGAGTTAAATAAAAAATTATGAACCCATATAAAATAGATAAAATACCAATAAACAATAGAAGTCTTGATAAAAGATACGCCTTGAATGACGATAGAAGAGATCAGATAAAAAATCTAAAAGGAAAAGCACGGGTAAAAGAGATTGCAATTTTGTTTGGTGTTTCGGAAAGTACAGTAAAAAGAATTTTTAATCCAGACAAAAAAAGAAAATCAAACTGGAAAAAATACTATAACAAAGAGAAAAGAAGAGGGTATATGAAAAAGTATAGAGATCATAAGAACAAGCTATTTAAACAAGGATTATTAAAATCAGTTGACAATGGGAGTTGATTGTGATATAATGTAGACAGGATAGAAAAAAGCACTTTAAAATTAAATTTTTGAAAGTTGGGGAAGAGCTTGGACAACAGCTAGCGCAAAGTTGAGATAGTCAATTGCGACACCCTCAAACATTTAGGCTCTTTTCCAACTTTTAGAAATTTAATAGCACTTTTAAAAATCAGAGCTGGTGAATGAATAAAAGAGTCATTTAATGGTAGAGCTCAGAACAAAGTAGGTTTAAGCTAAAACAACTAACAAGTTGCAACCAAAACGGGAGATCGCACTACCAGCCAGCACTAAAAGTAGGGATAGGTTATAAAATGCGTATCCCTACCTTTAGAAAGTTTAGGTAGCACAAAATACTCTTGACAATGAGTGGGTAGGTGGATATGTTTACCTATATGGTAGACATAATTAAAAGAAGAGCTAGAGATAAAAAAAGATATGCTAATCCAGAATGGAAAAGGAAAAAATTAGCTTATCTCAAAGCTCACAGACAAACACCTAGAGGTAAATATTTAAGTTATATCAAAGGAGCAAAAGAAAGAAAGTTAAAATTTGAATTAACCTTTGAAAATTATCTTTTTATTACCTCTCAACCCTGCTATTACTGCGGAGCACAAGAAAAAATAGGAATAGATAGAATGAATAATTCAATAGGATATATTCTATCAAACAGCACTTCTTGTTGCCCCACGTGTAATTATATGAAAAAAGCTATAAACAAAGATCAATTTATAGCTCACTGTCAAAAAATTATTCAAACGCTACACGCCTAGACTTTCGATTTATAATTTATAGTTAATAGTAAACCATGAAAAAAAGACAATGTTTTAGTTGTGGAAAATATAAAAAAATAAAATCTGATTTTTGTAATGTATGTAGAAAAAGAATAAAATCAGATAATTAAAAGTTTAACTAAATTTTTATGGAAACATTTAAAATCAACAGAAACATCAGGATTGAAGCAGAATATTATGAAACCCGTAATTCTTGGGGACATAAAGCCTACTTATACGTTAAAAATCATCTCGTAGGCCAGAATAGGGTCAGATACTACAATCGAACTTGGGAAAGATACACCTACCAGAGTATTATGCAAAATTTGGTAGAAAAAACACCATATTTAACAAAATACCAGAAAAGAATTTGCAAAAAGTTTTTGGAAAGTGGTAAAAGAGTCGAGAAAGATTTACAGCCATTAAAGACAACCGCCTTTGTTGCCAGTCTTGGTGATATATTTGGTGATATATTTGGAACTAATAAAAAAGAAAGTAATGACTGGAAAACCAGAATATTAAAAGCTGGGGTTTCAGGAATAGATATTCCAGATGATTGGGAAACACTCTCGGAAGCTGAAAAGGAAAAAAGACTAAATGGTGCTATTCAGGTTTTACAATAATGAATATAAAATTTAGAAAAAATGAATACTACCCTAGATAAAATTATAGAAGAAAGAAAGGAAGATTTAAAAGAAGAAATAGAAAGAAAACTTCCTAAATTTAAAAGAATGATAAAGATTAACGCCGATAATATCATATTCCATCAAGACGCTTGGGCGGGGGATTACCAATTTGAAGAATATATACTATTGGGAAAAGTAATAAAATATATTGGATTAACGGGAAAAACTATTACTATTATTGGTAAAAATGAAGAAACTTTGAGTAAAAAGACCGATAAGAAAATAGAGTAGATAAATAGAAAAATAGGGGATTAAAATTTGTAAATGCGGGTTAAACTTATGATACACCAGCTATACCACCTATACTATCAAGAGGTAAACAAACTACTTGGCTTTTTGCACTTCAACGGGACTGAATTAGCCGAAAAGATAAGAAATAAAATGTGGGATTTGGAATGGACTATCGACTGCGAACAGGGAAAGGAATATAAATTAGACGAAACAAAAATAACGTGGACTCCCAACCGCCCCGCCCACTACAATAAACATCATTGAATAAGCGCTTAGCACCGCCAGTTTTAACATTGGCGGTTTTTTTGTTATCCTCTCGCGTAGACACCCCCCACTTGACAGATACAGTTTGATACAGTCTATTTTTCGGATTAGCTTCATATCCCATAGTATTATCGGACGGCAACAGCCTAGTTTGATATAGTTTGATTTTTAACTAAAAAGTCATCTATTTTTCAATAATTTAGCCACGATATTTTTAATCATTAGCCTCAAACTGAAAAATAAGGACTTGACAAGGTTTTTTTAACTACATTTAGCCTTAAACTTCTCTAAAAAGGTGTGTAGACATTCGTAAAAAAAACAGGGTGTATAATTAAGTATAGGGCAAAGTTAAGCTCTAAAGCACTTTAGCAGAAAGGAGGTGAGAAGGTATGGAAATGGGAATACCACATTGTATGGCGATGACTACAAGATATGTTCGCAATACAATCGGAAACTTTACCGATAAACAGTTTGAGGAAATTTGGTATGGAAAAACCAAAACAGAAATCCTTGAATACTGTAAACAGCTTGATAAAGCGGGATATATTGCTATCCCGTCTTGTAAAAACTGTAATGAAAAGGGTATTTGTCAAGGACACCCTGAAGAAAAGATAGAATAATTCTATCATACCCGCTCTGAAATATGGGCGGGTATTTTTTTGGCTAAATTTGACTCCACAATGACATCCTAGGTGTGTTTGGATATAAAGAGGTATGTTTGGACTACCGACTTTGTGGTGGGGCAATCAGTCAGATTTGAAAAATTGAGATAAATATGATATAATATATTTCGTGTCGATCTTCAAACAAACAGGAGTTTTTCTTTTAGGCATAATATTTTCTATAATGATAATCTGGTCGTTAAGTCTAATTTTAGGATTATTCGTTCTGCTTTTCCTTCAAATATGGCAATTCAAAATATAATCAAACACTATCAAAAAATGAAAAAAATAATGGGGGTTGTGGAAAGGGGAGAATGGCGCCGTTACCCCACAATCTGCAAGATGACATTGGAGCAAATAGAGAACATGAAGAAAACCATTTTAGAATTTGAAACATTAGGCATTAAAGAAGAAATAAAACAACGGAAAGAATATAATTAAATATGAAAAACGACTTTTGGTTATTAATGATTTCTATAGCGAATATAGCCTTAATAGTTATATTGGCGATGATAACAATACGGAAAGATATAGAAAACTATCATCAATACGAATCCAAAGAAATCCTTAAATTAAAGTTTCTGATTCAAGATATAAAGGAAAAAAATAACAATACTTGTGTAGAAAAATATTACGAGATAGAAAATACTTTGAATAAGATAAAAGTTAAATTAAGAATATGAATTATACAAAACTCGACTTTGATAAACTAATAACCTATTATCTTATCGACGCTAAAATCTCAATATTGGTAGGGAGTATAACAATTTTTGTTTTAACAGTTATAATTTTAAAACTATTATGAAAAAGAAGATAATCACTATCGTTGCTTTTCAAGATGACGCAACAAACAGCGTTGCCTACAAGAAATTCGAGGATATAGAGAAGGCAATAGAGTTTTATCGAAAGCAGTTGTTGAATGATAAGTGCAGAGCTATATCAACTCGTAAAGTAATTATATGATAATCCTCTATATGATTCTCTTTATTTTCCTTTTACTAGGTCTTTGGCTTTTGGCTCTTTATCTTTACCTAAAAGCATTTACGGAATGGCATGATAATAAGATTAGGGGCGTTACGAAGAAAGCCCAAAAGCATAAAAGATGGGTTGAGGACATAAATAGAGAATTTAGGAAGTTGGATAAAGTTAAAAGTTTAGCTCATAAAGAGTGATAGAGATGAAAAAAATAAAAGACAGTCTGCCAAAGGATTATCACAGTCCAATAGGTAAAATTAAACAATTTATAGCTATGATGTTATTGCCTTATCATTGGGCCAGACATTCTGGATTTGTCGAGGGGGCAAAAAAACAAAGATATTTTGAGGGGTATGCTGACGGAACAAATGATGTCCACAAGTGGTATATGGAGAATAGTATTTTTGAATTAAAAAAGAAATTAAAAGTTAAACCATCTAAGTAAGGTGAAACAGTCTTTAGAGGATAAAAAAACTATAAAAAAACAAAATTGGTATTTCACTTTTGGAAGTGGACAAGCACACGATGGTTGTTATATAACTTTTTATGGCAGCCAAGAAGAAACTAGGGAAAAAATGTTTAATGCATTTGGTAAAAAATGGAGTATGCAATATTCAGAGGAACAATGGAACAATCCAAGTGAACACAGTAAACAATTTAACGGTTTTGAGTTGAACGCAAAAGTTACAATGGCTGATGTTTGGGGATGGAAACAAATACATTAAAAAGTTAAATAACCTATGGGAAAACTAGAGGATAAAATAATAGAAAAATTTAATGACTATTATGGAAAAAACAATAGTACGGGTTTTTATAAGTATGTTTCTACTAACGAACAAAATGCTATTAAATCCTTCTTTCGCCAAGAGCTTTTATCTTACAGACGAGAGATAGAGAAAATAAATATTGAAGAAATAACTAAAAATATATACGAAGCAACACGATTAGAAGCAAAGTGGTCTGAAAGAAGTATTGTTCCAGAGAAATGGGAAAGCAGAGAGGAAGCGTTTAAAAACCAAATGATTGACCTAATAGAAAAATATTTAAGTTTAAAACGATTACCAACTCCAAAAGAAGCTCATAATTCTTGGGTTAAAAGTTATTTAAAAATGGGGTGGCGGTATGGTAAGAAAAGAAGCGTAGCTTTAAAAACTCACCCTGATTTAATTTCTTATGATAAATTACCCAAAGACGAAAAAGACAAAGATGCAATATTCCTTGCCTTTGTAGAGTTGGTGAGGTTGTTAAAAGTTTAACTAATCAATAATGAGAAATAAAAAATACCACTACTTCTATCCAACTAAAAACTACAATGCCTGTGAGTATTGTGGAATAAGTTCATTCAGTCACAGACATAAAGAAGGAAAACTTCCTAAAGACTTTGAGAGGATTGAGGAGAAGCCAGAAATGAAAAAAGATTATATAGGGTATGAAGCTTTGGGAAAAAATAAAAGCAGACATTTTATGAAAAACGAAATAACCCGTCGTAAAAAAAGCTGGTTCTTTGTACTTTGTCGGAAATTAGGATATAATATAAACTTAGCAAAAGATCGAGCAAAAAAAAAATTTAGGTTAGAAAGTTTTTCCGACATTCAAGAACATCAACTCAATTACTTAATAGATATATTACTAACGGAACAAGATAAGGAGTGTGAATAAATATGACAACATTATTAGCAGGGGGAGGAAAAGAACAAATGCCAACTCAAACACCAACGGCAACCCCAATAGCCACAATTTCACTATTGAAAGCAAGCCCAACCGCAACTAGATCAGCTACAATAAAAGCAACAAACCCATTGGTTAAAACCTCTAGTTGGAAAAGCTGGACATTTTCTTTCGTTACAATCCTTTTATTTTTTCTACTTTTAATTATTAGAAAATTAATAATAGGGCATAAAAAAGCCAAAAGAATAGCAGAACAAAAAAATATATGAGTACATTAAATTGGTATGCGGTATTAATAGGGGTAATTTTTGGATATTTAATTTATAGATTATTTATCTAATATGCCCGCTCCTAAAAAACAAGGACAAATACCCATATCTTCTGGTATAACTCATAATTCTAAATTCAACTTTTGGGTGATTTATAAATGTTTTAATAAAAAAAATATAGCAGATGGGTGGGACTTTTTTTATTCCAAGGAAAAAGCTGAAGATCACTTTCGAACAACAACTTCGGAGCCTATCCCTTCAACACAGGGATAACTATTGACACATTTATTACCAGTTTATTACCTTAAATTGTATTTAGGTCGTCACAATAATAAAATGAAGGGAGGTGAAAAGCTGTTGACTCTGTGAGATTAGTGGTATAATGGGGTATGGCTGAAGAAAAGAAACTTGATATTGCTGTAAATACTGGCACACACATTGGTAGTCGTTATGCACAAATAGTTGGTATTACAGTATCTGATGACGATACAATTACTCTTGATTTTGTATTTGTCCACCCAAGAGAAAAAAACAAGGGTGAAGTTGTTTCAAGAGTTACAGTACCTCGTAGAGTAGGAGAAGAATTAGCAAAACTAATACAGATAACAGTTAAGGCTCATGACCAAAAAAAGAAAGGAGTTCAACATGACTAATTATATTTATGTTCCAACTTCTTCAGATTGGAGCGAACACGATTTCGGAAGAGTATCTGCAAAAGATGTAACGATTGAGGATATTACCATAACTCATGATGATATTCCTTTAAATGAAGCAACCCCACGTAAAGAAGTAAAAGAAGCGTTCTTGGACGCAGGTTACACTAAAGCTGTTGTAGAAAGCATGATTAAAGGGCTTTCTGAACTACCTGAGTATGGTAAAAATACAGATAAGCAAGAACGCAGAGAAGAAGATTAAAAATGGTTAATCAAGAAACAGGCGAACCACATGAGCAAACAAAGTCCACAACTTTTTGATGTATTTCTGACATATATTTATAGTAGCTGTTCCTTAACAGAAATTGCTAACGCCTCCATCATAGGGACACACACAGAGTTTCCCAACTGCTTGTATAAATGTCCGTTTTTACTAATACGTTTGAAACTATCAGGAAAACCCATTAGCCTAAAGCATTCATCGATTGTTAGCTTTCTAACTGTTTTATCATCGTATATCCAAAATCTTCCTGATGTTTCCTGCGAAGGTAGTGTTGGGTGTGTGCCATCGATATGATAAATTCTGTTTGGTTGCTTATGAACTCTTGATAAATGTTCAGTATTTGGTCTAACACCTGCCTTTCTTATAGACCTATTTCTATGTCCGCAAAAGATTAAGCCACTTTTTTGCGTCTTCCATAAGTGCTTCGGAAGAATGGTGTACTCACTCTTTGGTAAATACTCAAAGTTACCTTTTTTATCAAGAATGTCTTTGATGAGCTTATGTTCTTTTAATGTAATTTTATTAAAGTCAAACTTCGCCTTTTTTGAAGCAATTATGATAATTCTTTCTCTATTTTGAGCAACTCCGAAATCTAAAGCATTAAGCACTTTCCAAGTAACAAAATAGCCTTCATCTTCAAGTGCCTTTATAATTACCTTAAGGGTATTGCCTTTGTCGTGATACTTTAAGTGCTTAACATTTTCGAGAAAAACGACTTCTGGTTTTTTTGCTCTAACAATTTCTAAGATACTAAAGAACAGAGTACCTCTTGTGTCTTCAAATCCCTTCATCTTTCCACTTATTGAGAATGGTTGACAAGGGAAGCCCGCACAAATAACACTATGATTAGGTATTGATTTATAAACTGTTTTCGTTATATCTCCATCAGGCGTTTCATCAAAATTAGCCTCATATGTTTTGACGCACTCTGGTTCAATCTCTGATGAATAAACACAATAACCTCCTGCTTTTTCAAAGCCCAATCTAATACCGCCAATTCCAGAGAATAGGTCTATAAAATGAAAACTCGCCTGTTTCACTGCTTGCTCTTTTTTGTCCTGAATTGTCTGAGGCTAAATTTGTTATTCATAGCCTCATTCTAACATAGCATTTCCCTGTTGTCAAGGGATAAGTGCCACAACTTCTTCTTGACAAAACCTCTTTAGCAACATAACCTTAGATAAGGTGTATGTTGAATAAAATTATAAATCAACAAGGTCAAAAAGCATATCAAAGGGGAAATGACCGAGAAGATAGAAGTCTTGTTTATAGAGACTGGCTTCGAAGAATTGAAACAAATGGTTTTTGGTGTGATTTGGACTTCGTAAAGTGGAAATATAAAGATGGACAACTTCAACCCGTCGCAGTAACCGACCTTACAAGAACCGATTCGGATAATGTTTCTAGTGGATATTTATTTGCAATTATTCAACGCGTACTTTACCGCGATAAACAGGGAGCCATGCTTCAGAAAATAGGAGAACTTCTTAATATTCCAGTATTCTTAGTTTTGTATCCGAAATCAATGGGGTGGATTAAGACTTACTTTTTTAAAGAAGGAGAGTGGAAACATTTCTCCCTAAAAGAGTGGTCTAATTTTTTGACTACACTTTGAGCCCCCACGAAGAGTCGAACTCCGAACTACTACTTACGAAGTAGCTGGTATACCTTTTACCTATAAGGGCTGGAGCTAAAGGACAGAATCGAACTGTCGGTCTTCCCCTTACCAAGGGGACATTTTGCCTCTAAACTACTCTAGCACTGGAGCTATCAAGATGATTTGAACACCTCTACCCGCATTACAAGAGCGGAATTTTTCCTACTAAATTATGATAGCTGGTTACAAGGCTAGGAGTTGAACCTAGTCCAAAAGTTTATGAGGCTTTTATGCTAACCGTACACCACCTTGTAATTAGTAGCAACTGTGTGAATCGAACACACGACCAACCGCTTATGAAACGGTGATTCTACCACTAAATTAAGTTGCCTAATCTATGTAAATTTTCAAATCTATGCAAATCTACGTATGCTCCTCCCCCGCGATTTGAACGCGGAACCTCAGAGTTAACAGCTCTTTGCTCAACCGTTGAGCTAGAGAGGATAAAAAAAACCGCCTTTCGGCGGGTGTTTTCAAATCGAAAAGACCACGCCTAAGCGCTTAGTGTCATATTATTAGTTGTGGTCGTTGAAATTTTCATTTTCTAAAATTGGTAAATTTTACACACTGTATTTTCTATTATTATAGAAAACTTGGAGCGGAATGCGAGAATCGAACTCGCCACTATTCGTTGGCAACGAATCGTACTGCCAATGTACTAATCCCGCTTGTGTGGACAATAACCATAAAAACCGTAACTTTGATTACAATTGTGACAAAGAACCCTATATCCTGTTGGAAAATTATTTCTCTTTAACCAAAGATAAAAAGCCATTCCTCTCACAGTTTTTCTTTGTTGTGTCCCCCCACCATTAATGTGGTCTATTGATAAAAATTCAACATTATCTTCGGAACAACAATAACACTTTAATTCTCCCTTTCCATAATAGAGTAAAACTTGTTCTCGTAATTTTATTCTATATTTCCTACAGTCAGCTATGTTTTTTTCTCTATTTTTTTGACAATATTCCCGTTGATATTTAAGAAATTGTTGATGATCTTTATATGGCATATCAACAATTATACCACGGTTTTGTTATAAAGTCAACTAATCCCGCTTAATCAAACCATTTATAATATTCAAATTTCTCTTTCTCTTTTATTATAAGCAACGGTAAACCAATTTGCAAGCGGAACCAATTCATAAAAATTCTGCCTGTCCTACCGTTTCCGTCAATAAAAGGGTGAATTCCTTCATACTGAACATGAAAACCTTGACTCAAATGTTCCCCTTCCTTCTCTTTCCACTTCTTTTTAAGTGCCTCATTAACTCTCTTTATCCATTCTCCAACTAATTCTTCAACCACAAACCAAGGTTTTGCTTTATGACCCCCGATGTAAACGTCTTGCTTTCTAAATTTACCTCTTTCATTTGCTAAGAGTGGTCGGTTCTTCATCAAAATTTGGTGTGTCTTTAAAATAACATAGAAATTCATTTTAGGTTGTTTTTCTACGTACTCCCAAGCATAAAACGCCTGTAAAAGACTGTCCGCGCTCCACTCATTTTCAATCGCGTTACTCTCCTTGAGAAATTCTAAAATCTCATTCATGGTGAGTCTCCTGAGACTCGAACTCAGATACTCCTGCTTAAAAGGCAGGCGCTACGGCCTGTTTAGCTAGAGACCCTTTCACAACTTTCCCAAAAATGTTTTAATTGGGAAATTATATTATAAAGATAAGTACCGCGTTCAGGTTCTTTTAACGCCTTCTTTACCCAATTTACTAATTCCCGATTATAAGAGTCAGATTCTTCTTTAGAAAGAGCCCTCATATAATTTGCCTGATTCATATGGTGCCAACTGAACGAATCGAACGTTCCTGTTCCGCTCTTCAGGCGGACGCATAAACCATTGTTGCTAAATTGGCATAGGAAGGGTTGATAGATACCGATTCAGAGTCACACTGACCTTAAAACTATGCTGTCTGGCGGAAACGCCGCCACTTTCGTTTTTTAATTTCCCCTTCTCAGCGCTCCGTAGCGGTTACGCTCCGCTTATTTCGTTCGTGACAGGAACGCGTCTTACTAGTCGACCAACGAAGCTGGTTACCCTAAATGGGGTTGAACCATTATTTTTAGTTTCAGAAACTAACGTCCTACCATTAGACGACTGGGTAATTTGGGAGCCCTTAAACTCCCAACACTTCACTTGTTAGAAATTTCTAGGCGCTCTTGGTCTTGCAACATTAACAATAATTTTTCGTCCCTCTATATCCTTTCCATTAGCTTCTAATGCTTTTTGAGCATCTTCTTCTTTAGCAAACGTAACAAATCCAAAACCCTTTGACCTTCCAGACATTCTATCATTAATCACAATCGCCTCAACAATCTCACCGTAAGAATCAAAAAATGCTTTCAAGGAGTCATTATTAACTGACCACGGGAGACCTCCCACAAACAATTTGTTTTTATCCATCTTTGTACTCACCCCTATTCATAGTTTATTGGTTAAACTAGTTCCGAGAGATGGGGTCGAACCACCGTTCAGACTTTCAAAGAGTCGAAGCCTACCATTAGCTGACCTCGGAATATGTTTTCTGAGGAGAAATCGAATCTCCATCTCAGACTTAGGAAATCTGTGCTCTGTCCATTGAACTATCAGAAATATGTGCCCCCAGAATGAATCGAACATTCAGCTAACCCTTAGAAGGGGTTCATTTTATCCGTTGAACTATGTGGGCTATTCTTTTGGAACTTTATAATATTTCTTTTTTACTAATTTTCTAATATCATCCAATTCATCTTTTGTAACATCTTTAAAATCATACTCACTGCGAAATTTATCCCATTCTTTTGTTCTTTTACAAAAAAATCTTATTTCCTCTATATTATACTGTTCGGTGTCAATAAATACTTCTATTCTACCACCCGCCCAATCTTCATATTTAGGATTAAAAATACCTTCTTCAATAAATGATAAAAAATATTCTCCTTTTTTCATGTGTTGCTTAAGGGTTCCGCCCCCTTCTTTGTAGAATGAGAATCTACTTTCCTACTACTAGAAGAAAGCAACTGGGGTGTTCGACGGGATTCGAACCCGCGTGAAATGACCACTTTCACAGAGTGGCGACTTAAGCCTCTTGTCAACGAACACCAGAGTGCTCTAACGCGGTAACGCTCCGCGACTAAAAGGCTGAAAACCTATTGTTCTGCTACTAAACTATTAGAGCTGGTAGGCCCGAAAGGACTTGAACCTTCAATGCTTTTTAGGCACTTCCTTTTAAGAGAAGCGTGTTTTCCATTTCACCACAGGCCCTTAGTAGCGACTAGATGATTCGAACATCTAAAATTCTGTTTCTAAAACAGACCTGTCTAGCCAGTTGCAGCAAGTCGCCAAAGTGCCGCTTAGAAGATTTGAACTCCTACGCTTTTTGGGCAAACGATTTTGAATCGTTCATGTCTACCATTCCACCAAAGCGGCTGGTGCCGTTTAAGTGACTTGAACACTTACGTTCTCTCGAACACTGCGCTCTTGACGCAGCTTGTCTACCATTCCAACAAAACGGCTATTTTTCCGACTATAATTTTTCTCTTGAGAGTGACAATTAGAACAAATAAAACGTAAATTTTCTTTTCGATTATCAAACGGGTTTTCCTATTTGTCCTATTCTAACGAATTGAACGTTACTATTGGTATTTTACAGATACCCGCTCACAGCCAGCGAGCTCGAATAGGATATGTGCCCTCTCGAGGCTATGCTCCTCGCGCCTTTCGGATGTAAGCCGATTGCTCTTCTGAATGAGCTAAGTGGGCAAGCCGACGGTTTTTTACGAGCTTATCCGCCGAAGCTGGTTTTTAGCGAGTAGTTCTCTCGATAGGTTTTTAGCGAGCTTTTGTGCCTAGCAGCTCAGTTGGGATTATAGAGTTTTTAAGACCAAGCAACTCTGTTGGTTTTTAAAGAGGTTTTAACCATACCTCTAGGGTGCATCCTTGGTTTGTCGCCGAAGAATTGAACTTCGAGTTGAACTTTCGCAAAGTTCCGTTTTATCCGTTGAACTAGCGACAATTTGTACTCTCAGAAGAGCATGATTCTTCAATCTCGTGGTTCGAAGCCACGCACTTTATCCAATTAAGCTATGAGAGTAATGTGAGCTTAGAACGACTCGAACGTTCAACAAGTTGCTTAAGGGGCAACTACTCTACCTGTTGAGTTATAAGCCCTTACACCCACCTCTTCAAAAGTGTGTTGGTGGACTTGAGAGGATTCGAACCTCCAAAATCTCCTCATTGCAAATGAGGTGCGATGGCCGTTACGCTACAAGCCCTGGTGGAAATGGCGGGTACCGCCCCCGCGTGCATAAAATTTAATTTAATATTATTATTACAAGTTTTTTTTGAATCTTTACTCAAAAGCACTCATTTTATAGTAAATGAGAAAGCGGCCTTTTCGGGCTATCCATCTTATCAGGTTTTCGCCTTTCCCCTAAGGATAAGAAACTTATGAGGAAGACGCAATCTCAATTGGCAAACGCAAAAGCGCCAGATTGAATACCCATGTAACCCGCGTGCTTGGCTATAAAAGCCTCGTCGCCTGATGTAAGGGCACTACCATTACTGTGTTTAGCAGTTAAAGTTTTGTTTAACGTCCCATAGGACGACTTGATAAAATTAAATAAAGATTATGTCGATTCTATTTCATTCCCAGTTTAATAATCTCTAAAAATTTATTTTTATCCAATTTTCTACAGTAAATGTCAACAAAATTTTAAAGAGCGAACTTAATCGAATCCCCGCATCCCCAATCTTTATATTATATCAAAAATAACAACAACTGTCAAGGTTAATATAATATATTATTTATCAAACATCAATGTATCATTATTTGTATCATTATCTGAAAAACCTTGCAAAGTTAATTTATCGGACGGATTAGTAATTTGCACTAAAGCCTCATCTGGAGTCATAAGGACACCCTTATTATTGGAAAACCATACCTCAACCCTCCCGTTTGGTCCCGCTTTAGTTTTAACAACGTATATCCAACCTTTATTTGAAAGAATAAAATCTTCTGGATCGGTGCTATTTTTTTCTCTTTTAACAATTAAAACTTCAGTTGAATCTTGCTTAAAAGCCCCCGATCCCGCAATATCATCCGCATCGGGAATATAGTTTTTTTTCTGGTTGGCGCTTCTTTTTCGAAGGTGGGCGACAAGAAGAATGGCGGTACGCTTGTCCTTGGCGAGCCACGCCAACTCTTTAATTAAATTAGATTGCTCCTGTATCCAATTCTCCTTATCTCTAATAAAATAACCAATATGATCAACAATTATTAAATCATATCGTACTAACGAAAAACGCACAACTTCAAGTAAATTCTCAAGTTTGGTTATATCTCGTTTACCAAAAATATGAATATGGTCGTCGTCCAACGCTAAATCTTTATTAGTTAACTCAGAAAACATCTTACCAGTACGAGCGGAAGCTAAATAATCAACAACCGTATTTTCAGGCTCAAGAGCAAAATATAGAACTTTTTTATCCTGTTTTGATACTCTAACAGCAAAATTGCAAGCTACAATCGTCTTTCCTACGTTTGTATCACCTGTCATTGTATAAACATGCCCTGGAATAAAACCAATAATTAATGCGTCGAGTTCCGCATAACCAGTTTTAGGAGCTAATTTTTCCATATCTCTCTCTTTTCTTCTCTCATCAGCTACTTCTCTTATGGTTTTAGGAATGTATTTAGAAATTCTTAGAGGTTTTTTTTCGTCATTTTTAGAAGCAATAAATTTCATACAATCGTGAATAAGCTTATCTACTTTTTGTGGGTTGGCAGGCGGGGTAAATTTGGCGGCGGCGGTTCTTATAAAGTCAATCGCAACATCCCATTCAATCTCAGGAAATCGAGCAAACATCTTTAAGGCAATCGTTCTTAAATTGTTATGTTGTTCTCCATGATTTGCCTTAAGGAGAGATTTTAATTCAACGGGTAATGTTAACCCATTGGGGTGCAATCCCCGATATTTTTTTAAATTTTCTTCAGTAAGGGTGGGAAGTTTATCAAAACCACAAAGCTCCTCCCACTGATATTTACCAATAATCAATTTACCAGTACTATCTGGATTTTGGACTTCGCTTGGAGGAAGAACAACAAACCCACCATCAGATTTAATCTCAATATTAATTCCAGGTCTCCACGCTGAAGTTTTAATTGGTTTTGTATATTTAAAAAAATGATGGTGGCCGCCGCGAGCTGTTTTAGACCTGAAGTGGCTAATAAAATCGAACTTCATCCCGTCTCCCTTATAAGAATCCTCATCCACTACAAATATTTTACTTATTTTACCCGTCACAACACCCAATCCTGTTAGTTTTAATTTTTTAAACCAATAGTCAAATTCCATTTGAGTAGCGTGTCGCTCCTGTAGAACTTTCCATCCAAGCAACCACCCAAAATCTTCATGGTAAACTTCAACGCTGGCGGGGGACTTTGAGTATTTAAAAAGTGGTACGATATTCCACCCCACCCTACGATATGCAGTCGCCCATTCAGAAATTGTTTTGTATTTTTTATTGATATTCATAAAATACCCCTCTTAATAGCTTCCTGCATTAGTCTGAAACTCCCTTCTTTTTTTTCGGGGGGTTCGTTTTTTAAGGTAGTAAAAACGTCATCGTTTAACTCGGTAATATATCCTTTTTCTTTTGACATCCTCAACCATTTGGTTAAAGTCCAAAAGACCGTTTTATGTTTTTTATATTTTTCCTGAAATTCACCCGTTTCTAATAATTCAAGAATGGCGGTGTGTTTTTCTCTGACATCTGTTTCGGAAATCTTAAGTTTTATGGCAATTTCCCAGATTTCTTTTGGAGTACAAGCAATTAAACTACACTTAGAACATTTTTTACAAAAATTATTTTTAGTACAAACTATATTATTAGTATTAATACTAATACTATTAATATTTTTATTATTAACATTATTACTACTATTACTAGTATTAGTATTAATAATTTTATTACTAATACTATTACTACTATTATTAGTATTAGTATTAATAATTTTATTACTAATACTATTACTACTATTACTAGTATTAGTATTAAAATTTTTACTAAACTCTAACCTATCCAATAACTTATTATTTATTAACTTGGCAATTCTTTCTTTGCTACTTTCTTTCTTTCTAATGATTTGGGGACCATATATTTTTTCTAAAACAACAACTATTTTTTTTCCATTTATTCCCGCAGACCCAAAAAAGTTAAAAACAAATTTTTCTAAAAGAAGGTTGACATCCACGAGAAATTGTTTAATGATTGTTTCTTGCATAATAGTGAACGTTTAATGGGGAAATTTTTATATTATATCATTTCTATCATGTTTTTTCAATAATTTTATAAAAATGGCTAAGGAAACTTAACTGACTTTGGCCGTGGGATTATGTCGGACAACTTGATCTTGACATTATTAAACAATCTAATATAATATTGTCATAGGAGATATAGGCTAATGGTAAACCGCTCGCCTCCAAAACGGGCTTTGTTGGTTCAAGTCCAGCTATCTCTGCTAATATATTTTTAATTGATCTACTTTAATCTATTGACTTTTTTCCTTTTAATGGCATAAGATAACACTTACCATTATTAATAAAAACTAACCAATTATCTTATGTCTACCGACTTTCCCGAAACTATCCCTGATATTGTAAAAATAGCTTTTGACGAGGCTAATAAATACTTTCCGACCCCCTTGCAACTTTTTCAATTTACAGATAAATATTCACGCTATGATTATGAGAAAAACCGCCGAGAAACTTGGGTTGAGACTGTTCAAAGAACTATTATTTTTTTAAAAAAACTTTCTAAAAATAAACTTTCTCCCGAAATCTACGATAAAATTCAGGATTTTATTCTCAATATGAAATCTGCTCCTTCAATGAGACTTCTTGCAATGGCTGGGTCGGCCGCTGAACGAAATAATATAGTAATTTATAATTGTTCTTATCTTCCAATTGACTCAATAGACGCATTAGTTGAGGAACTTTTAATTGCAATGGCGGGGTGTGGCGTTGGATATTCGGTTGAAAGACAATATGTTGATAAACTACCGACAGTTAAACTTCAGACTAAGCGCTTATTACCGACTTTCACTATTCCAGACTCAACTGAGGGGTGGGCTGAGGCTTTTAAAAAAGGACTAACCGCTTGGTTTAATGGGGATGATATTCAATTTGATTATTCCACAATAAGAAGAGCGGGAACACCACTTAAAATTAAGGGTGGAAGAGCTTCTGGACCTGGGCCACTTCGAAGTCTTTTGGATTTTACAAAAAAAGTTATTTTAGAACAACAAGGAAAAAAATTAAAACCATTAAATGTTCACGATATAGCCTGTAAAGTTGGAGAAAGTATCGTCGCGGGTGGAGTTAGACGAACTGCACTTATTGCTTTTTTTGATATAGATGATGATGAAATGAGAAACTGTAAAAATGGTGATTTAAGGGGAAATCAGCAAAGATGGATGGCTAATAATTCGGCGGTTTGGAATGAAGAATTACCTCAAGATAAGGTTCTAACCCAGATGTATGATATGTTCAAAGGTCAGCGGGGGGAGCCTGGAATTTTCAGTAGATTTAATGCTAATAATATTAAACCCAGAAGACGTGAAGAAGCTGTTTATGGGAGTAATCCTTGCGGGGAGATAAATCTTCGTCCTTATGAATTTTGTAATTTAAGCGTTGCAATAGCAAGACCAAATGACACCCTCGAAACCTTAGCTGAAAAAGTAAGAGTTGCTTCAATTATAGGAACAATTCAGGCAATGGGAACTTATTTCCCAGGGCTTCGACCTATTTGGAAGAAAAACTGCGAAGAGGAGAGGCTTTTAGGGGTAGATATTAATGGGTGGGTAGATACACCACTTCTTGCTCCTAAAAATCCCGAACTTGGAAAAAATTTACAATATTTTAAAAAAGTTGCGGTTGAAACAAATAAGAAATATGCTGAAATGTTAGGAATAAATCAGGCAGCGGCAGTTACTTGTGTTAAACCTTCAGGTAATTCCGCCCTCCTTTTCAATTGTTCATCTGGAATTCATCCTCGCCATTATAGGTATTATGTGAGAAATGTAAGAGTCCAAAATGAATCTCCCTTAAAAAAATTATTTGAAAAGGCAGGTGTTCCAATGAGTCCAGAAAATGGTCAAAATAGGGATACAGCTAATACGTGGGTTATCCATTTTCCAATCAGATCACCAGAATACACAATAACAAAAAGAGAAATGTCGGCGGTTGAACAGTGTGAATATTGGTTAGCCGCTAAATTAAACTGGACGGAACATAATCCTTCAGTAACCATAACTTATACCCCAGCTGAAATAATAGATTTAATCAAGTGGGTAAATGACCATAAAAAATACATCGGCGGGATGTCTTTCCTTCCCCTGGATGAGGCTCGATACGAACAAATGCCTTATGAACCAATAACAAGTGAAGAATATGAGAAAAAACTGAAAGAATTTCCTGTAATTGATTACAGCGAACTTTATTTACTTGAAAAAACAGATTATACAAATCTTTCTCAGGAACTAGCTTGCACGAGTGGATCTTGCTCTTTAGATGAGCATTTAGCCAAATCAACCGCCCAAAAACTTCAACTGATATAATACTCTTGACATCATAAATTCATTATGATATAATATAAGCTATGGTAGACGTAGAACCAACTGGAGAAATAATTGTTACCTTAAACTCAAGCGAAAAACATTATGCTTATGATAGGTTAAGTGTTACATACGAATCAACAGATAAAGAAATATTAGATGCAGTTTCACCAGTATTACTTGAAGAAGAAGGTTTTGATGTAGAAAATGCAGATGAAACCTTTACCGTTAAAAGAGTAGAAGATTCAAAAAATATTTATATTTTTCCCAAAAGCGTTGCAGGGCTTTCCTAAATATACCGCTTGACAAAATTAAATCATTTTGATATAATATAAAAGCACTTTAAATTATCTTTTAAGTTCTATATGCCTGAACAATTTCCTTAGTAGGGAAATAAGGGACACCCTACCACTCTGTGGTAAGAGACTGGGTGGTTGCCAAAGTACATATACAAATTACTACTACTTTGCTTATGAGGGTTTACCCATGGTAAAAATTTACCCTCATTGTAGAACTTAACAGATAATCGCACTTTTAAATAATGCCGAAGTGGTGTAATGGAAAACACACAACTCTTTTTAAGTTGCAAAACTCATAATAAATAACACTTACATGACTAGTCATGTCGCAGTTACTTATTTACAAGCATCATCTCATAAATGATAAATCTAGGTTCGATTCCTAGCTTCGGCACTAAGGTTATTCCGCAGACATTTATTTACAAGCAAATCGGGATCTTATAGAGCTGGTTCAACTCCAGCATCCCCAGCCATGGGGATTAGTTCAACGTCAGAACATAAGAATTTTACTTAAACAATAAATTTCACTTGAATAACCATTTGCCAGAGTAGCTCAAAGGTAGAGCATACTGTTCTAAAGTAGTTTCGCCTTGCGTAATTTATTACGCCGATTGAAGTTACTCACAAGCAATTTTCACTGCAAATGAAAAGGCGTCAGTTCGATTCTGACCTCTGGCTCCACGTACTGTTCCTTAGATAATGATTTACAAGCTTAGCTCATTTGGTAGAGCAATTCTTTGATAAAGAATCGGTAGCGAGTTCAACTCTCGCAGCATAGTGAACACCCAGCACTCAAACTTGGGTGGCCGTCGAAAGACAAACAATAATCATTATCACTTGAACAGAACTCTTTAAGAATTAAATTTCGAAGTATCTCTTCGGAAACTATTTACAAGCATATTTGGGGTAACCCGAATCTCTCCCCCCAGATGTCTCTAAGGCCCGAGCAACTTTGGAGGCGACTTGGGGGAGTGTTCTTGAAATAATAGTCCCCACTTAGATACCTCGTAATTTAGTTCTTATTATGGACACTATCAGTCTTGGCGACATAAATCTTCTTGAGATTGGAAGCGAAATTCAAATCGCTGGAACCATTTGGAGCGGCAAAGGTTTAAACTTCGTAACTTTAATTCCTGGAAAAGAACCAATTGAAAAATTAAAATTCATGCCCCTTAATCTTGAGGAATGGGAAAAACTTCTTCGACAAGCAGACCTTCTCGAAACTGAAATGTTTCAAAAAGACCCAACTGGTAAATTAGTAAAAGTAATTTTTAGAAAAACTCAAAGACAAATTGATGCCTATACTATGTGGGCCACGTTTAAAAGAGATCAATACCGATGCCAGTATTGTTGGAGAGAAGGAATTCCTTTAACGATAGATCATGTTGATATTTGGGAAGAGGGAGGAGCTACTATCCTTGATAATTTATTATCAACTTGTAGGTCTTGTAATAAAGACAGGGGTAAAATTAAATATGAAAGTTGGATAAATTCTAATGTTTATAAAAATAAATCTAAAAATCTTCCAGAAAATATTAAACAAAAAAATATAGATAGAATAAAAGATTTATCCAGACTTGAATCTTTACGTGTTTATCACGTAAGAAGTAGATAAAATAACGTATAATTTAAGACTTGATAATAAATATTATATTTGATATAATATAAAATTATGACAGTCTTGGCAAAAGAAAGTTTACCTTTCCTATCATCTGAGGATCGACTAAGCGCTTATTCAATAATTCTTGAAGGTTGTTCTCACATCTACTCAAAAAATAAACTCCAACAAGACAAGGCTCTAAAAATTCTTGAACTTTTAATCCCATTAACTAAAAATGACCCTTACTTTCTAGCTCATTTTACATCCTACGCATTAACTAAATCAAAATCAAAAGACCTTCACGTCTTCTTAACTTATGTTTCGGCTCTCTCTTCAGCTGACGGCACACCATTCTCTCATGGCTCAAAATATAAGAAACCAAATTTAAGATATATTTCAGCCGCCGCCCTTCACAGATTAGACCCAAAACTTGCGAATCGAGTGATGGAACTGGCAAGCATGAAATTTAGCATTACAGGGTACTTAAATGAAGCCCGACACTTTCCAACGACACTTCGTACCTCTTTTGAGAAATACCTCAAATATAGGGAGTTAAACCTCGAAATTATGAAGGGAATAAAGAAAGCTGGATTAGGGAATACAATTAAGATACTCTATAAGGCATTACATAAAGGACCAACTGAAGATGTTGCTAAAATACTCCGCTGGCAGCAAAAGAATAAAAAAATTAAATTTGATAAACCTCTTTTTGATTTTAAGGGAATGACTGATGAAGATATTGCTAGAAAAATTCAAAAAGAAAAACTTCCAGTCTTAGGGGTTTTGGGTGCTTTACCCAGAACCGTTTCTCCAGTAATTGCGGTCGCTCTCCTTGAACAAGCGACTGGAAATCAGACTGTTATTCTACGCAAAACATTTGAAGACGCGGGAGTTTTGAAAGATAAGGAAGTTTTCAAATTATTTGAAGAAAAGATAAAAACCGCAAAAACCGCTCTAGATAGAGTTGAAATAATATCTCAAAACGCATCAGAAGAAGTTAAAAGGGTAATGGTTTCGGCGCGATCCGATTCAAGAAAGAAAGAGATGAAAGGTCTTGGAAAAATTTATGTACATATTGACGATTCTGGATCAATGCAAGCGGCAAGAGAATTTGCAATTGAGAGGGGAGCAATTTTAGCCGAGTGTGTAAATGATCCTAAAAATAACTTTGGATGGGGTATTTTTTCAGGTCAAGGTATACCCCTAGATCTTCCTCAAGAATTTGTTAAGGATGCGTTCAAAGCTGTATTATTTGGGGTACGTGGAGGAGGATCGACTGATTGTTTTGCTTTATATCCCGAAGCGAGAAAGTTTGGAGCAAGTGTTGATATTTTTGTTTCAGACCAACAGCATACAGATGGAGATTTAGAATATAAAATAAAACACTTCCATAGTCAAAACCCAAATATTCCAAAACCAAGGGTTTGTGCAATAGTAGACTTTGGCGGTGGCCAACGTGGAACTCTTAAATTAGCTTATGAATCAAATAATATTCCAGTTGCCCTTCTTAATCCAGATAAATTAGTTGAATCGGCATTAGTAGTTGATGCGGTAAAAGCTGTAATTCAGGGTCCAATAGTTGTGATTGATGAAATTATGAATACTGAACTTTTACGATTACCAGATTATTATTACACCCTATAACCTTTAAAAATTAAAAGGGTAATAAAAAAATATGAGATATGTATTGACGGTTCTTGGAGGTTTTTTATTAATTGGTTTAATTTTCTTCTCTTGGATTACAGGAACATATAATGGATTAGTAACTCAAAGAACTGAGTTCCAAACTCAACAAGGACAAGTTGAAGCACAACTTCAAAGACGTTTTGACTTGGTTCCAAATTTGGTTGGGGCAGTAAAGGGAGCGATGGCGCAAGAACAAAAAGTATTTAAAGATATTGCTGACGCTAGAACTCATTATGCAGGAACTCCAGCTGGGACTCCTGAAAAAATAGAAGCTACCAATCAATTTGAAGGAGCTCTTTCAAGATTGTTGGTAATTATGGAAAATTATCCACAATTAAAGTCAATTGATACAGTTCAAGCTTTAATGACTCAACTTGAGGGAACTGAAAACAGAATCAGTGTGGCAAGACAAAGATATAACGAAGCTGTCCAGCCATATAATAATTCAGTTCAAATGTTTCCAGGCAATATAATTGCTGGAATGTTGGGCTTTAAATATCAACCTTTTTATAAAGGTCAAGCGGGATCAGAATTTGCGCCCAGAGTTGATTTAACAAAATAATATGAAGAAAATTTTAGGATTAGTCTTAGGACTCTTTTTATTCGCGGGAGTAGTTCAGGCAATTAATTATCTAGACTATACAGGATATGTTAATGATTTTGCTAAAGTTTTAAGCAAAGATTTTGTTGAAAAACAGAACTTAAAGTTAAAGGAATTTGACGAAAAAACAACCAACCAAATTGCGGTTGTTACCGTTGAAACCACTTCCCCCGAATCAATTGAAGAATATTCAATTCATTTAGCTGATAAATGGAAGCCAGGACAAAAGGGAAAAGATAATGGAATAATTTTTTTGACAGCAACAAAAGATCGAGAAATGAGAATTGAGGTTGGGCGGGGGCTTGAGGGAGATTTGACTGATTTAGAGTCAAAACAAATATTAGAGAATGTAGTTAAATTAGAGTACAAACAAGGGAATTGGGAAGCTGGAATAGATAAAGGCGTCAACGCCATAATGATACAAATCAGTCCAGAAGTTGGAGAAAAAATAGCAACTATTTCGGCAAGCGAAGCAGATAATATAGATGGTTCTGGATCAGCTGTTGTTGTTACTCTTATTCTAATAGCTCTTATTTTCATTATTATTATTGTGGCAGCTTCCCCCTATACACCAATTGGAGGATAGGGAACTTGGGGAATAACTAGTCCCTATCGTTCAACAGGTGGTGGGTTTTTTAGTACTGGTAACTTAAGCTCTAGTAGTACAAGTTTTGGCGGTGGATCATTCTCGGGAGGAGGCGCCAGTAGCAAATTTTAATATGAGAGCAGTAGAAGGAATTGTTTTTGGAATATTTCTAGGAATAGCTATGGCAAGCTTAGTCTATTTATTTGCAACCTCTTTAATTGAGTACGGAAAACATTTAAAGAAGAAAAGAGGGGGTGAAAATCATGGATAATTTAGAACCAGGATTTAAGGTAGCTATTTGGGGATTTGGATTATTGGTTGTTTTTATAATTGGTCTAATGCTTTTACCCTTCACCATTATTGGTGCGGGAGAAAGAGGCGTAACTTTAAAATTAGGACAGGTACAAACTAATGTTCTAAATGAAGGAATGCACTTTAGAACGCCCTTTGTTGATGATATTAAAAAAATTAATGTAAAAACCCGAACAACCAAAATTGAGGGAGTCGCGGGTTCTTCAGATTCTCAGGTAGTTACATTCACAGCTCAGGTAAACTGGAGAATGAATGCTAATAATGTTGCAAAAACCTACCAGAGTTTGGGAGATGAAAGGGCGGTTGAAGAAAATTATATAGTAACAAAAGGCCCTGATGCAATAAAAGAGGCAGTTTCAAAAACAACTGCTGTTTTATTTCAACAAAATCGTGAAAAAGTTCGAAACCTTGCTATTGCTAACTTGAAAAAAAGAATGGGAAATACAGCTTCGGTTGAAGATATTTCCTTTACTAATATTGATTTTTCTAAGGAATTTAATGAGGCAATAGAGGCTAAGGTTACCGCCGAACAAGAGGCGCAGGCTCAAAAAAATAGATTGGAATCTATAGAATATCAAGCACAGCAAAAAGTTACAACAGCTCAAGCTGAGGCTACTGCTATTAAGATAAAGAATGAAGCTTTAGCTCTAAATCCAGCACTTATTGAGTATGAAAAAGCTCTTGCATTAAAAATTAATGCAGAGAAGTTTCCGATTGTACCTCATACGGTACTTGGTGGAGCAGTTCCACTTGTAAATTTACCATAAAAATCATTGGTGATGGGGCGACGCATATCTAAAACGCGCAATTAAAAATGATAGATTTGGAACGATTTGTAAAAGAGAAGGAAGTAGTCGTTCCAATAGTTGAAGGTTGGGGGCAATATGACGGACGAAAAATATATGCACCAAACATCGAGGCTAGTTACTATAGGGCAACTCTTAGAAACTCTGCACTGTTACATGGACGCGCCAGCCCGCTCGAAGTACAGAAAACTCTTACTGGAAGAGGCGGGCATAGATTCAAGATTTTTGCAATCGGAGAAGAGGGGGTTGCTACCAACTTTGACACATTTCTTAGGAAGGGTTTTGGGGAATCGGTAAAAGTTAATTTTTTAAATGTTCGGCTTTTTGAGGTTGTAGAAATAGTTTTATGGGAAGACGGACGCTTTTATTTTTATGACACAATCTTACCCAAGAATAGAGCCGTTATACAACAAGTTAAACAGTGTTTTGAGTCCGACCAAGAACTTACCAACATTAAGGGAATTTCTCCAGAGCTCCGCTACTTTTTTTTACTCGCAAGTTTACAACGTCAAGGATTTAGAGCAGCAGAAGAAATGGAGAAGTATAAGCTTTCCGAACTTGAACGGGAAAAGCGCGTCGCCGAATTTAACGCAAGTTTTCCAGGGAGGCTTAAAAATACTGTCACAAGGGCGGGCGGGAAGTTTATCAGGTATAGTAGGTTTGGTAATGGATACCTTGTTGAATGGAAATTGGGACATCAACTTATCAAATCAACAATAAAAGACAATATGAGAATTATAAATGCAGGATTCTGTTTATCGGGAGATGATAAAAAACATACCATTGCATCTGTTGTAAATTTAGCAAAATTATTTAGGCGTGATGCGCCATTATATATTACAAGAGAATGAAACTTTTATTATCAGCTTTAATTTTAGGAAGCTTTGCGGCTTTTACCTATTGGAGTTTCACGGTAATAAAAAGAACACTATTTTTTCTTGAATTTCAACTATGTCGTTTTTATGATTGGTTAAAAATTACACTTCCCAAAATTCCTAAAAATTTAAGAATGATTTGGTATAACAAATTTAGATTACCAAATCTGAAAGAAAGAAGTAGAAAAGGAGATGCTTGGGCAATAGCGGAAAGATTAAAACACGTAAAAGTTAACAGGTGGGAAGAACCAAAAGACTAATATGAACCATAAATTTAATAATGAGGTCGGAATTATTTTATCAGAGGAATGGGACCCGTTGGTATTTATTGAAGGAAACCCTGGTTCGGTTGATTTTCCATCAGAATTTATTTTAGATGCTCATAAAAGAAGAAATGGATTTGTTCATGTTTTAATGCACACACACCCGCCAGGAATGACTGGATTAAGTTTTAGGGATGAATTGACTTTAAAAACTTTAGCGTTCACCCTATATCCTTTTCCAATCAGAATGGGAACTTTAACTTTAACTGGAAAAGAAACCTTTATTGAAACAACTTATTTAGCACTTTTAGAACCAAAAGAACTCTGGGAAAAAGGAAAAATAAGAAAGTTCAGTATTGAAAAAGAACACGTTTATGATTTTGTAGAACCGATTGGATTTTGGAGAAAAAAAGCCATTGAAATGAGCTACAAAAAGTTTGACAAAATTAGTGAATTATGATATAATATATATATCATAAGATATGAACGATAATAAGGTTTTTTCTCGCCAACTCGATTTAGTAAAACCAGATGAATTAGACTTTCCAATCTTAATAATTGGAGCTGGTGGAATAGGAAGTTGGACCACTTTAGCTCTTGCTAAAATGGGATGTCATAATATTACGGTTGTTGATTTTGATAAAGTAGAAGATCACAATATTCCCTCTCAAATTTATACTTTTAAATACAAAGGGGAATTTAAAGTTAATGCTTTAAAAGATATAGTGAAAGAACTCACTTCAGTAGAAATAATCCCAGTCTCCCAAAAATTTCAGGATTGGTACACTCCAGATAAACAGTTTAATGCAATTATTAGTGGGGTGGATTCAGTGGAATCCCGCCGAAAAATCTGGAAGAAAATTTCAACAGATATTCCTCTTAAATTTGACGTCTACTTTGACGGAAGAATGGCTGGGGAATTTTTAAGAATTATAACTATAAGTCCGCTAAACGCTTATTCAATCAACTCCTATCAGAAAAATTTATTTGCTGATAAGCCAGTAGACGACACTCCTTGTACCGCCCGTTCTGTAGTTTACAACACCTTCCTTTGCGGTGGTCTAATGGCAAGTTTCATTAAAAAATATGCTAAAAAAGAATTTGTAAAAGCAAACATTAATTTTGATATTACAAATACTCAAATATTATGAATTTGTTAAACATTTTTAATAAAAAAAAGAAGAAGGGGGGTGAAAAAGATATGGGAAAAAAGAACAAAAAGGGAGATGCTGATATAACCGTTAAGGTCTGTCGAGCTCCAGGAAAAGTAGTTGAAATAGCTCTAAACGGTGGAAGAACTGTAGACGATGCTTTAAAAGCCGCAGGACTTGTAAAAAAAGAATCTGAAGTTATACAGGTTAATAGTGAAGAGGTGGACGACATATATTACGAATTGGAAGATGGAGACCGAGTAGTTTTAGCTAAAAACATTCAAGGGGGTAGATAAACATGGCTGCATGGTTTAATGGAAATATTGGGGTCCCTGAAGATAGTAGTGTTACTGTATATAATACGTCGGACGGGACCTATATCCATAACAAATATACTGTTGAGAATGCTATTGATTATACTATGGTAAGTAATTATATTTCCACTGAAGGATTACAACAATTAGCCCAACAGCAAGTAATGAATGCTCCGTTGGGAAGTTTAGCTTCACCTTCTCCTTTTCAGCGAGAAGTAAAACAAATGTCTTATGGAGTAAAACCTGAAAAGAAAGTTAAAAAGAAAAAGGTTGGAGTGTCTATTGCAATTGCTGATTTTGCCCAGGAAAAAGCAGAAAATCTGAAAGCCAAATTAAGTCTTGAAAAATTAACTCTCCAGACAAATAAAAAACTAATCGAGGATAATAAAAAAAAGATGAGAGTCATGGAAGATAAGGTTGTTAATCTTGAACAAAAATATAATTCTTTAACTCAGGTCAAACGGTCTGAATTAGTTTCAAAATATAGAAAAATTATTACTCTTTTGAAAAAGTCTCCTGAAATTGAAAAGTTTGAGACAGACATTGATAAAAGAGTAATTATTACAACTAAACCACTATTTGTCCAAAAGACAACATGGGACAAGCCGCGGGAAATAGGTAGATTTCAAATTAGAATAGATTTTTCTAAGACCGAAATAAGTGGGGGAGGAGTTCAAATATTAAATATAACCCAGCGTTACCAAAGCTACGACAACCCGACCATTAATAATACGAGTCCTTGTTGGGGAAATATTGGACCCGATATAACAAATGAATTTCAAACCCAAGATTTATATGAATTAGTTTTAGATTTAATTGATTACATCAGAAGTCCTAATGAGTCTTCTGGATTTTTAGGAAAAAACGGAGATAAAACACTGGGGTGGGAGCAATTTTTTGAAGGAGCAACCAAACAACCAGAAAATTTTTCCTTTTATAAATATGACCAGCTACAAAAATCAAAAAATGTTAAAGGGGTGGTTGTTGGGGGTAGTACGTTGGAGTGGACATTAGATAACCCAACCGAAAGATTTGCTCAAGAATACGGGCAATATGTGAGATTTACAAATGAAGTCGGAATGACAACAAATGTTGCGGTTAGCCCACAAGCCGCGGGAGTTTTACAAGAAGCCGTAGAACATCGGCGTGAAATTCATAATGATGGTGAATCAAGAGATATGCACGAAGAAATGGCGCGCCGATTAAGGGAAAGAAATATTAGTGAAGATAATTATCAAGTAATGAGGGTTTTTAGGGATTTTGGGATGACTGAGCGCGCCGCTTATTATTTTATGGGTTTGTTAAATGAAGAACCAATAAGAAGCGGGGAAGTGGTAACACGTTGTGAGGTACGAGCGTCAGGTGGACAAATTTCAGTTTTTTTTCATATAGAAAACTCACGACAGATACAAAATATGACAGTAACTACCGCACCCCAACCAGATGACCAAATAAGAGTATTACGTTATTTTGCAAATGAAAGAGATTTTAAACCAAGATTTTTAGACCGATTACGACACGCGGGAGTAATTCAATTTTTAATGCCAAATAGATTATCGACTCACACACATCAAACAACCGAAGCGAGAGAAACATCTATTCGTGAACAAACAGTAAGACAAACAAGGGAAACGTTAGAATCACTCAGTCTGAATAGTATAAATAACAGAATTTTACCACCTTACGAAGGATAAATATGAAAATTATATTACCAGTCAAGGGTTACCAAAAATTCCGTTCCTACATCAACGGAACACAATACGAAATTAGTGGATTGGGAAAAATAAGTCGGGTTGACGACGAATTTACTATAGAAGATGTCAAAATATTTAAACAATATGTTTCGTCGGGTGAAACAGTTCTTGATAGAAGAGAATTAGGAAAATTTTATGATGAGACGATACAAAAGAATGAGGATTTATCAAAATGGAAACTCTGGTGGCATTCCCATGCCGACTTCAACGTTTTTTATAGCGGGACGGATGAAGATACTATAAAAGATTTTGATAACGAAACACATATTGATAACTGGATGCTTTCAATTGTCTCCAACCATAAAGCCGAGATGTTGGCACGGCTGGATATTTTTTATCCTTTAAGATGCACTATTTCAGAAATAGATTGGGAAATTTCTTTTGAAGATAGGGAAATTAAATTAAATGCTTTAGATGAAATTATAGAAAAACTTATTCCAAGGGAAGGATTTAGACAACAAAAAAAGAGTGAAATAGATTTTAGTAAGAGAAAAGTTCCTTTATTTCCCTTAACAAAAACAGCAGTTAATATTGGAGAAGTTATAGATCCGAATACTGGATTGCCATTTGTAGATTTTACGGATTTATGAAAACTTTAGGTTATAGCAGAATGAGATTTGTAGGCAAAAATAGTTTAGGTTATATATATGGAAAAGAATATGCTTTAGAATTTTTACATCCTAATTTTTATGAAAGAAATGTTTTAGGATTTTCTTTTTATATTAAAGATATGAATGGCAACGGTTTGTTGTGCCCCTATTCAAGTGTTGTTACTTTTTTAATGAATTGGGAAGCAACCAAATCAGCAATATGAAAATCTTAAACTTGACACAATATAAAAAAAGCTTTATAATGGAGCTATGGGAAGAAAAAAAGGAAGTATTCCCTGGAATAAGGGAATTAAATATACTAAAAAACTTAAAAAAAGACTAAATCTAGAAGGATTAAAAAAGGGAAGGGGATTATTTAAAGGTAAAAAAAATTGGTGGGGTTTAGGAAGGGATAACCCAATGAATAGAAAGGAAATTAAAAAGAAAGTTCATTCCAACCCCAATGTAAAAGCAACTTATTTTAAAAAGGGACATATACCTTGGAATAAGGGTAAAAAAGGTATTCATTTTAGTCCAAACACAGAATTTAAAGAAGGAATAACAACGGGTAAAAATCATCCCAGTTGGAAAGGTGGTATCACCCCAGAAAATTTAAGAATAAGAGGAACTAAAAAATTTATTGAATGGAGGAGAAGGGTTTTTGAGAGGGATGATTATACTTGTCAGATGTGTAATAAAAAAGGTGGAAAAATACACGCAAATCATATTAGAAAATTTAGTGATTATCCAAAATTAAGATTTAGTGTGGATAATGGAATTACTCTTTGTAAATTTTGTCATTTAAAAATTATAACTTGGAAAGAAGAAAAATGGGAAAAATTATTTTTTATATTATTAAAACAACAAAATAAACTATGCGAATCTTGGTCGCAGGAATTGGTGCGCTAGGCAGTAACTTAGTTCGAAGTCTTATTCCTGACCTGAAGGGAGAACATAAAATTACCATATTGGATAAAGACAAAGTTGAAGAAAGAAATATAACCGCAGGAACTCAAGCTTACACTCGCGACCAGATTGGAATCCCTAAAGTTGAAGCGCTCCAATTTAATATTTATAAGTGGTATGACAGAGAAATTGAAATTTTTAATAATGATATTAGAAAATTTTTAGTGGGGCGTCCTGGGCAGGATTTAATTATAGATTGTTTTGATAATAGTGAGGCACGAGCAATATTACAAAGAAATTATCTTGATTTTGTCCCCCTACTCCATCTCGGTTTTTCTAATAATTATACTTTTACCATAGAATGGGCGGAAAACTATAAAACCCCCTCTGATTTGACATCAGGCTTCGATATTTGCACCCTTCCAGGGGCAGCCGCATTTGTTTCAAGTGTGGCTGCGCTTGGCAGTTTGGTGGCCGAAGAATTTATTCTTCATGGTAAAAAATTAGAAATTACTGGGGGGAAGTATATTCATTCATTAATAAAATGACAAGAGTTGAAATATTAGAAGAAATTGATAAGGCTTACGATGAAATTTATTATCTAATGAATGATTCATATGAAAGAAATCAATTTAATTCTAATTATTTCAAACCAAAGTTTAAAAAGTGGTTTGCTCAGAAGTTGGATGAGTTAGAAAAAAAACTTCTAAACACATCTTTCTCACACTCCAAATGAAAGCTAATCATTTGACAAATAAAGTATATGTTGATATAATATAGAATACAAATATGAAGAAGAAAAAGGTTAGTAAATTGGCAAATAATTGGTCTGTTTCTGGGGTTTGGAATGATCTGCTTGTTGCCGAAAGAAAACCCGCCGCCCGCGCTTATATTAGAGCTTCTGAAATTGGTTCTCCTTTTTTAGATAGATATTTAAAAATGAAAGGTAAAAAATATACCAATCCTTATACTGCTCGGGTTCTGCGAGTGTTTGATACGGGACATATATTTGAGAAAGATGTTGTTGAGAGAATTTTTAAATTACTTGGATTGTGGATAAGTACGCAGAAAGAATTAATAATTGAAAAAGAAGGATTACTTCCTGTCGTGGGACATCATGATCCAAAGGTGGGGGGGAAGATTAAATATTGGCAAACAATGAAAAGAATCAAGGGGAGAAGTGTTTCTCCATGGATGAGAGTAAGAGTCCTTACCTTAATGCAAATTCTTAGAAAAAAGTATCCTAATGGATTGAAAAAATTGATTACTGAAATTAAAACTGTAAACTCTATGGCTTTTTGGGCTCCTAGAAATCAGGACTCAAAGACTCACTTTTTTAAAGGTTATCCGCATCATAAATTACAGTTATGGACATATTTACAGAGAGGAAGAGAAAATGAGGGTCGGTTGTTCTATCTATCAAAAGATGATCTCACTCTTCAAGAAACCCCTGTTTTTAAAGATGATAAAGAACTTGAACGATTATGGATAAATGATGTGGCAGAAATGACTAGAATATGGAAAAGTAAAAAGGAGCCACCACATGAGCCCTACATTGTTTTTAATGAAGATAAGCAGATTTTTGAGTTTAATTGGAGAATAAAACGCTCAAATTATTTCACCTACATTACTGGATTTAACGATATTAAAGTGTGGGAAAAAAAATATTATCCTGAACTTAAGGTTCAAAATAGCAAACCCTGTAAAAAATGTAATATCATATTTCAATTACAAACATTAAATAAAAATCAAGGATACTGTGGGCGGTGTATAACCGCTCTCGGAATAAAAAAGAATGGGGGTGAAAATAATAATGGTTGATATTTGGAAAAAACTTAATGAAGACATAGATCAGGAGTTAACAGATAGTTGGAAACCACAGGTTAATGACGAATTGATTGGCGTATATGTTTCCAAGAAAGAGAACGTTGGTCGCTATCATAAAAATCTCTATATTTTAAAAAGGGAAGACGGAGAAAAAATAGCGGTCTGGGGTTCAACTCAAATTGATAGGGAATTCATTACTGCCCAAAAGGGAGATAAAATTAAACTTGTATATTTAGGCAAAATAAATAATCCAAAAACAGGAAATAGTTTTCATAGTTATGACGTTTTTGTTAAGACTGGTGAAGAACCAACAACGGCAAAAAAGAAAACTACTACTAAGAAAGATAAGAATGGAGACGATATTCCATTCTAATAAAATTATTCTTAATAAATGGGGGGGGAATTATGAGAAATTTCTCATATATTACTGTGGGAAAAATCCTTAAAGAATTAAAAAGAAATATGCACTCCATAAATAATTTGAATATGGAGATACAATGTTTAGATTTATATTAACAATAGGTTAAAACGCTTCTATTTTCTTCAAACTAGCTTCAAATATACTTTAGAAATATTCTTGTATTAAACGACGTAGTATGATAGTTTAATATATATGGGAAATAATGGAGTATCAGAGACAGCTAAGAAACTCTTTCTTTTCTTAATTTACTATGGTAAAAAAGTGTATTGAATGTAATACTATTCTTATAAAACGACCCCACGAAAGTAAAAAAAGATTTGGGAATAAGAGATTTTGTTCATCATCTTGTTCTCATGTCTACTTAAGAGAACATAAAATGGGTTGGTGGTCTATTGAAAACAAAAGTTTTAATTATCCAATTCCTAGCATTGATGACGATCTTATATGAAATTTATCTTATCAAAACCACCGAGTATCAATCATTTATATGGGTACACGGCTCGCGGGGGTTTTGCCCACTCCTATATTACTAAAGAAGGAACAGCATGGTTCCAAGAATCAGGATATAGAATAAACTCTCAAAAACAAGGAATGACTACCATTACTACACCAGTTTCCGCAACCATTAAACTTTATACATTTTATAAAAGAGATATTGATAACTTTCTTAAACCAGTTTTAGATGTTTTACAAAAACAATCAATTATTAAAAATGATGCTTTGGTGGTAGAACTGCACGTAAGTAAACATAAAACTTCAAAAGATAAGGAAAGAGTTGAAATTGAACTTGAAAAGAGTCGTTTAATGTGATATAATATATGAAAAGACAGAAGATGAATCTACATAATGCTTCTTGAGGTTTCCTCAACCAGTGCTTGTTTTTTCTATCCTAACTTCTGTCTTTTTTTATGGGATTTAAAGAAAAATATAAAAATAAATTAGGGAGATTTTTCTTGATAATTATTTTTTTCATGCAGTTGGGCCATCTGATCCGCAATCATTAATAGTTGAACTAAAGGATATTTGTCTAAACTTTGTCTAAAAGGAATACCTGATGGATAAGAAAAATGTGTTCCGCCTTCAGAAAACCCCATATGCCATCTAATAGCTAACATTTCAGCGATTGTTAAAGGGATGTAACGAATAGCTAAAATTGTAGATTTTTCTCCATGTCCCAATGGTACTTGGTCATCTATTTTATAAACAAACTTTTTCCTCCATTTATTAGTCTTTTCCTTCCATTCTTTATCCCATTCTTCTCCCTTAATATAATAATTAACTTTGCATAAATCATGTAACAATGTAGTTATAACAATACTTTCATCTGATTCTTTTAGATTTAATTCTTTATTAACCACGCGACCAAATTTTAAAACATTAAGAGAATGTTCTGCCAACCCCCCATTTATGGAAAGATGAAATTTTGTTGAGGCGGGACAAGTTTTAAAATCACAGCTTTCTAAATAAGCAATTAGTTTTTCTATACCAGGTCGTAGGGTTTTTTTTAGTAGTTTCGTTATCTCACCCCAATTTTTTTCAGGATCTATTTTTTTCATATTATTCAGAAATACTTTTGTCATATTTTTTAAAATTCACTTTTATTTTTTTAGCTACTATTTTTTCTATTTTTGTAGCAAACTGGTGGGCAAACCTATAGGGACAATCTTTTTCAAATCCTGGATCTTCAGAATTACTATGTAAATCATAATTAGTCGCCTCTTGTTCTGAAATGTCATTAAAATAACAAAGCATTAATTCTATAAATTCATGTAAGGCTACTAAAAACTCATATTTTTCATTATAGTTTCGTGAAACGGTAATTAACCAACTGTTTCCATTATCTTTCCAATCTCCAGTTGTATTGTATCTTTGTTTTTTATGAGGAATTGTTTTAATGGTAATGTTTTTCATTTTTTTCCATATATAAAATCTAAAATAAAAAGATAACAATTTTCATGTAATTCTAAACGTGAAATATGTTTTTTATTTCCTGGAGAATACAGCACCCATTTTATCACATCGCCCGTATTTTTCCCACAATGATTACATTTTTTAAACGGGTCTCCTAATATTTCTTTTTGTTTCATTCTTTGAATTTGGTCTTGAAGTTCTCTGGTTGAAAGATTTTCATCTCCCGCCTTATGTATCCACCCAAATCTTCTATCTGTTAAAAAGGTTGCCGTTTTATTATCATATTCATCAGCAAATGAGGCTTGAAAATGGTGGGAAAAAGAAACCCCTACGTCTCTTTGATCTGTTGGGAAGGCTTTTGCTGTTCGAACATAATTAATTATGGTACTTCTCGGTTGACGAATATCTTTTGCTAGGGCTTGTATCCCTCCTAATCCTAATTTATTAGTCATATGAAGCAAAAGGTCTGCTTTTACCCAAGATACAACGGTTGAAGCTTGATCTAATTGAATATAATAAGCAAGAAAATCTTCATAAGTTTGGAGTCCATTTATAATTTCAGGAGTTAGCTGTAGAAGGATATTTTCCGTAGGGATTATGGCGTTTTTCTCCGTAACCATATAGTCTATATTATATTAAACTTAGTAGTCTTTTTCAATGACTCAAAACGTATCATTTTGTTGAGATGATAGGAATCGAACCTATGTTAACTTATTTATAAGATAAGCGCCTTACCTCTTGGCGACATCTCAATATTCCGCCAATTATTATTTCGTTTACCCGTTCTAATAGAATGATAATTGGCACAGACTACTTCACATTTTTCTATTTCTTTAAAAATTTTGTTCGTACTCCACGCTTGTCTTAACATTGCTCCTATAAAGTCAAGTGCTTTTTATAAATTATTTGTACTTCCTCTAGGAATCGAACCTAGTCATCTCCTACTTATCAGATAGGCGTTTTCCCACTAAACCAAGGAAGTATGGAGGCCAGTAGAGGATTTGCACCTCTGCATATCTACTTTGCAGGTAGATGACTTAAACTACTTGTCTAACGGGCCATTCAGACATTCCTAAATCTTCGAACGTCCTTTATTCTAGGTGTATACCCTACGCGAGACGGACTATCCATAGGAGCCTATCTCGTTCGGTTGTCTGGCGGAAGTTAGATGAATCGAACATCTCTAACCCGAAGGTTGAGCTTTTCAAGAGCCCTGGAACCCAGTATCCTTTAAACTTCCTGTTGGTGGTTTTCGTGACACCTCACGAGATTAAAATGATTGAGTTTTGTTATCGGAATCTGATAGTTAGCCTACTTCACACGCCATAAGAACAAATTCTAAGCGTATACCTTGCGGAATTCTTCTCGAACTAGGGACGTCCCAGTTCGAAAAGTATTATCTCTCCCCTGACTAACAGGGTAGTGTAAGATGGTGTTCCCCATCTCCCCAACCTCACCGCATGTCCTTCTAATTTAATCTGAGCGAATGATGAGATTCGAACTCACGATAACTTGTTTGGAAAACAAGCATTCTAGCCGCTGAATTACATTCGCTTAACTAAACCAATCAAAACCTTTTGTTTCTATTTTCTTTTTACCACAAAGACAAGCATATTGTTTCCATTTCCCCTTCTTCCAATGTTTATGCCACCAATCAGAAGATTGAGGAATCTTTTCTATAAAAATATGCTCACCTTTTGTTTTAATACAATATCGTTTTCTTTTTGATGGTAAGCGGGTTGGTTCTTCAAATTGATGTTTACGCAACATCACTTCTTCTTGAATATATTTTGGCGTGCCCCACTCAATCATCTTTTTCATGTCTGTCAAGGTTAATGGTACTGCCCCATTTGTCTCGAAGTCCCAAGCTTCGCGGGATACTTTTTCCCCAAACCCTGATTAAACGACCGAATTCCCTATGTCACGGTCTTAGTCCTTATCTTTGTGAATATTAGGACGAGCTCCCACAAAGCGCCCCGCAGGACGTTAGAATCAAAGCTCCAAGTCTGTTTTTGAAAAGCCCGTATAACTGCTTCTACCAATAAACCTTACGGAAATGTTACAAAGACTAACGTGAAACTAAACTCTTCATGGACTTGACTTTGGCGGAAGGAAAGCGATTCGAACGCTTGGTACCCAAAGGTACGCTGATTTAGCAAACCAGCTTGGATGGCCACTCCACCCTTCCTATAATATGATACATTATAATATGATAGAAAGATTTTTGTCAATAGTATATGAAAGAATCCACCCCCAAACCAGTAAACAACCAAAATCATCTTCACAATTTATCCCTTGCTGACGGGATATATTATCATGGAGTATATTGGAGACGGGGAGAAGCACAACCTAATAAGAAAAAGAAAAAGTTACCAATTTTTCAAAATATCTTCAAATACAAACCTAAAAATGGTCGCTAAGCGCTTATTTTGTGTGGACAACCACTAAAATGACCTTTTGCAAAATTGCAATTCATACACAACAATTGATAACCTTGTGGAAAATTATTTTTTTTTAACCAAGCATACATATATGTTCCACCTTTAGTGTCTTTACCAAAAAGTTCTTTCCTGTGTTTGTTTCCTCCGCCATTAATATGGTCTATAGTTAAAAATTCTGTATGAGTTTCTCCACAACAAACACATCTATTTCCGTAATGATTAAATACTTCTTTTTTTAACAAAAATCTATATCTTTTTCCCTGATTAGTCGTTAATATTTTATGATTTTTACATACTTGTCCGTGAGTGGCAATTTGAGGGCAATATAAACATTCTTTATTTAATATTTTCTTTTGACGAAGAGCTTTAGTATAAGACCATATCTTTTGGTTAATCTCTTTTTTATTCTTCTGATAATAATGACGTTTTCTAATCTGTTCAGATTCTTTATTTATCTCTCTCCAAATACGATTTTTAGAGTTAATTATATTTTTATTATGAATGTAGTAGAAGTGACTTTTAGTCGCTACACATTTTTTACAACAACTTACAGTACCACGTTTATTTGTTTTAGTTTTATGAAAGTTAATAGATGGTTGTTCTCGTTGACATTTAGTACAAATTTGTGATTTCATACTATAAGAGTATAGAACTAAATCTATAATGTCAAGTATATTATTTTTTTTCCATCTCTTCTATTAAAATTATAGTAAGCAAACAATAAACTGACATATCGGAAAGTGTATCCACCATCTTTTCATCTTTAACTAAGGCTTTTTTCCCACTCGCTAATTGAGTTATTCTTGCAAATTTATCTGTTATCCTAACTAACGCACCTTTCCATGCAGGTACACCGAATCTTTCACATTCTTTTAGATTAGATAAAGGGTCAGCATCTTTTGCGTAATCATGATTCTTATTAGCATGAAGTTCTGCAATTTGAAATAGAAGTTCGTAGAAGCGCGGGTGTCCGCCGAGGTTTTTCATACCCTCAATTTTTTTAATTAAATCTTGAGAGTCCATACCTCATTATAGTTATTCCAAATATCTTGTCAAGAGGAATATTCATGATCTCCATAGCCATTTTTAGGATATTTTTTCACCCATTCTTTCTTTGCTTGTTGTTGTGCCTCCATATGACTTAATCCACTCGCCCGAAGTTCTCTCATTCTGGTAAAGTTATATTTTTGAAAATTAATATTTATTTTTTCATTAAAAAGGTTCTGAGCATCAAATCCCAAAGAATCTAAAATTCCGAGCGCAATAATAATAGTATCAATAGTTTCACCAGCGACAGCCCTTGAAAACTTCCAGTCGGTCTCGCAAAAAGTATCAAATTCTTGCGGGGTTTTATCCTGAAGGAGTTCTCCTAATTCTTGCGCCTCCTCCATAAATCTAGATACCCGCCCAGCGGGAGTTCTATCTTCTGGGGCTGTAATTTCAGACTCAAAAAGTCTTTGAATTACTTGTGCTTCATTCAAATTTATTCTTCCCACGGGAGGAGGCTTTAAAATTAGTTTTTCCATATTATTTTCTATGGGTATGACTCGGAAACTCACTACCTCCCTGAGTTTTCCAACGAGTAATAGTATTTTGAGCTAATCTTTCAAGGTTGCTTTGCCATCTGGTATTCCAATAAGGAACCCCCGAATAAGTCATCATTTGTCTTCTATCTTGTAATTGTCCAAAAGCAAATTCATTATGGTTGTAGATATAATCGGTTAAAGCATATACTTGATCGGGATGTAAACAATCTTCGGTTCCTCTTTTGCCAACATGGGCGTCGGCACAAAGAGGGATACCATTGGTTTCCGAATCAACTTCTTCCTCTGCCATTCCCTGAGAGTACGCCCACATTTGCGGGGTAATATGATGAATCTGTAGGTCACTACCACACTTGTGCTTCATTCCAATATTTCTACCCTGACATTTACCTTTATAGACTTGTATAAACCAATCCCTTTGCCTTTGAGAAAAAGCCATTCCAAAGGCAATTGGAATAATCCAGGCAAAAGCTTCAACTCCTATTTTTATTTGTTCTGGTGTAATATCATATTCCATTATATGGATACTGTTTTTTTCTTTAGTTGATAATTTTTAAATACTAAATTCCAAATATTAGAAAGCCTAATATCTTTTTTAACCTCTTTTTTCCTTTTAGGTTTTTGGATTATTTGATCTTTAAGAATTAGGCCGTGAGTTGAAGAAATTTGTTTACGATAAAGAAGTTTTAATTGTTGTTCCTCTTTTTCACGATATAAAGACGTACCATCAAAAATACGTCCCGAGGTCGGAAAAGAGGGGTTTTTTAACCACTCCCGTAGAGTTTCTAAGGTAGACCTTATTTCTATCATGTCTTAACCCCCGAGCAACTAATAATTTTATTTAATTCTTTTTAGAACGACCTCGCGAATACCCGATTTTGCCCAATAAGTGTAATAGGTTGTTTGAGCGGCGGCAAAAACTATAGCTGCATTACCTAAAAGTTCTTGCGGATTATTTAACTTACCGAAGTTTACTAAAATACCAATTGTAAATGAAATTGCCATTGCAACCCAATAACGTGCTTTTGCATTTTGTACTCGTGTATTAACAAAATCAATAACTGGTGGTAAAATAAAACCGATTAAATTTTGATATGGCATAATTCGTCACCTCTTTCCTAAAATTTTGTCAAATTTTTCTAAAATACTAATGAATAAAGCTTTTAATACGTTCTTTTTTAAATCCTCGTTTTCTTTTTTGAGTTGTCCGATTATTCTATTATAGGTTTTTTCCTGTTCTGTCCATCTTTCTTTTTGTTTTTCTAATTCCGCTAATAATTCTTTTAATTTAGGTACTTGTTTAGCTTGTTTTGATAAGCTATCTGTTTGAGTATTAAGATTTAGCACTTGATCCCTAAGAGTGCTAATTTGTCCGTTTAATTGAATTATATCGTTATTCCTATCATTTATTTGCTGATTCAAATTGTCTATAACATCCTGCTTACTTTTAATTTCTATTTCAGAAGTGGTTAAACGATTAGCAATAATCTCATCAATTCTTCTATATTCAGTAAACATCGAAGCGTTAATATCCAACCCTTTTTGTATTGCCATTTCTTTCCAGTTTTCGGCATAATGTTCAAATCCCGCAGGCAACATTGAAGGAGGAATAGTTGGGTTAGGCATAAGACCACCAAGTTTCCATTCAATTAAATTACTATCTAGAATATTCAAGAATCCCTGATAGCCATTATTAGTGTTAAGCCTATTTCCCCGAATATCTGTTTCAACAAAGTTGGCATGAAGGTGGGTGCCTGAAGTATTTCCCGTATTATCTGTTTCACCAAGAATGTCTCCCCTCTTACCTGTTTGATTTATAGAAACATTATTTTTTAAAAGATGGGCATACCATACCGCACACTTTTGAACTGGGTCCCAACAAACAAGATGTGTCCCGTAAGCACCACTCTTTGGGTCGTCTGTATCTCTTACAATTTTATAGTCAAAAGGAGCTAGAACTTTAGTTCCAGTTGGGGTAGCCCAATCCACTCCCTCATGACCTGCAAAACCAAACTGTTTGTAATAGTTAGGGTTATTTCCATATCTTTGTGAAATTGGATAATTACCCTCAAATATGTCCGATAGTATATATTTTGCCATAGTTTATTGAGTTAACTCCTGTCTAAGTTGTATGTGTTGTTCTATAATAGTGTCGACTTTTCCCTCAATTCTTTTTACACTTGCTTCTGTTCCAGCCACCTTTTCCTCAATTTTAAAAAATCTCTCAACTAATGGGTCAGTTTTAGTATTTCTTATTTCAATAGCCTCAACCCTACTCGTAAGAGAAGTTATATTTTGGACAAGAGGAGAAAGTTTAATAGTAATGAAAAGATTAAATATAGTAATAAGTAGACCAACACCCGACAATATAAGTTGCAACGCATGGCGTTCAATAAGTCTTTCCAAAAATTCTTTAGATGTTTCATTTTTTTTCATATTTTTGACACAATAAAAAAAGGCCATTTTTTAATAAAACGGCCTTTATAACGGCGGTGCGCACCTGAGAAAAAGCTTCTCTGAACTTAATTTAATAATATCCGACTACAAATCACGATGTCAAGACTAATTATTTTTTCTTCTTTTGTTTTTTGAGTTTATTAATCATTTCTTGTAAATTAATTTCTTTTCCTAATGGCGGCGGTTGCCAGCCGTACCACCATCCCCACGGTATTCCACCTCCCATAATTTCTCTTTGATGTGCCAGTAATGCCACTTGCGCATTTATATTGGGGTCAAGTAAAACCGTATATGGAGTATTTTCATTTATTCCCAACGTTGCCATTCTGTCTTTCCAATAAGGAGCGGTTCTTAATCCGTCAAAAGTCCCAGAATTTACTTGCCAAATTCCGTAATCTTTAGTTGTTGGCTTACCCTGTTTATTGTAATTTTGTCCTATAGCCGTAGGATTATATTTAGCATTTTCAGCCCAAGCAACGGCTGCCGCTGGAGTAGCTTCATTTGTCGGACCAAAAATTTTCCATATTACGTTGGCTATGTTTTTTGGAGGTTGAGGAATAGTTTTACCTTCAAAACCTGGTGCTTTTATTTTATATTCAGAAAAATCCAATATATTAGAATTGTTTGTAGTTATTGGAGTAGGAGAAGTTTTCATGGTCGCGGTGGAAGTTGGCGTTAAAGTGGGAGAAACGGAGGGAATGGCTGTAGGAGTACGAGTTATAAATGGGTTTTTCTCTGGCTTGCCCCAATAAACTTCTGTTCCTGTGGTGGTTTGTCTTCTCCATGGAGACGGGGTGGGGGTAATTGGAATAGGAGATTTAAGTTTTTCTACTCCTACTATTTTTTGTACCCATTCCCACGCCTGTTCCAATGCACTTTTTTTCATGATTTTTTGTGTTTAATTTTTAATTTTTGTTGACCCGAAAATAATTGATTCATAGCAGAATTAAAATATCTATTGGTTGGATAAATTGGTGAAAAATTAATATTTTTATTAATTGGTGTAAATATTCGATTATACCAACCTCCTTGGGGGGAAAGCAATGCCTCGTCCCTCGTCGTCCCATATTGGGCAAAAGATTCAACATCTTGCATATAGGGATTCTTTGTAGATTGAGGATAACGAGCTAAAAATTCTTCAATCTGTTTCTTAACTTTTTGAGATTCTTTACTTTGTGTCTGTGGATAAAAACCAAAACTATCGGCAGAGTATTTACCACGAGGAAGATAAGAGGCTTCGGCATTCGCATTAATATTTGCATCTAAGGCGTGTAACATTTCATGTGTCATAACTTCAGCTGGGGTCGTACCCGACCAACTTAAAACTTGCGGATTAATGCCTATTCTTGACGGTTTTAATTTTGGTCTATAACCTGACATATAACTTCTATTGATCGGTTCAGCGGATTCCCGATTATAATATGTTCCTACCGACCCAGGAATCGACCCAACACTCAAAGGAATGGTTCTGAGATAAGCCGCGGCTTGAGGGGTAAAAGCATATTGATTAATAACATTTTCTCTTAATGTTTTTAATTGTTGTTTATAGCGAAGAGATTTTTCTGTATCTCTAACCGACCCATCTGAAAATAATAACGTTCCGTCTGCTTTATTTGCAATTGGGTAGGCTCCTTTTTGAATACGAGATTGCTTATTAGGAAGAAGACTGGTAGGGTTGAAAGTATTGATTGCTTCTTGTAATGCTCCTCCTAATGTTCGTGGATTAATAACGGTTTTTACTTTTATAGGCATTGATTCGACAAATTGTTTACCTTGATTAGCTATATTTATAATTTGATCCCAAATTTTATTAGAAATAGTACTTTTCATCTTGCTCCTCCTAATTCTCCCAAAGTTTGAATTGGTGTACGAATTCTAAAGCTAGGAGTATTAAATCTTACACTTCGATAAGTAGTTCTAGTTGGAAGGCGGGGTTTAGCTACTATTTTTTTCTGAAGAGGTTTAAATGTTATTTGTTTAGGCTCGGATAACTTAAATTTTGGCGTTGTAATTGTTCTTTTAGGAACACTAATTTTAAAAGCTGATTTTTTAATGGTTGACTTTGGCGGATTGTATTCAAAGGTTTTATCTGTACTATTCCAATCAACCGCCTTCAAATAATCAGCTAGACTATCGGTTAAATAACCTTCTTTATTTAATTTATTTATTAAAGTATCAGTAAGAAGCGGTTTTCGTGTCCCTTCAGAAACTTTACGATAAGAAATAAGAGTTCTCCTCATTGAATCATAATCCAAGTCCCCTATGCTGCTTATAATTTCATCGTATTGAACGTCGTCTGGAAGTGCGGTTTTTTCATCATAATAATAATCTTTAGGCGCAATGTTATACTTGTTCATTGCCTCACTTATTAAATTACTATACAACCCACTATTTTGATCTTTTTTAAAAAGCGTTCTAATATATTTGAACTCGTTAGACCGTTCTAATTTATCAATTGCTTCACTCGATAAACCCTGGGTACTGATTTGAGTATCTTTGTTAAGGTATTGTTGATAACCTTCCGTAAAATCATATCCTCGTTCTTCAATCGTTTGGCGAATTTTTGCTCTAATTTGCTCATCGTCAACCGTATCGTAGGTTTCATATAACCCTTCTAAGAATTTCTTTGTTGCCGCGACCCCTTCTTTACCACCTACGACAGTCCCCAGTTTGACGGCAGTTTCTACTCTAGTGGCCACTTCCTTCTTGAATTTATTTAAAACAGCATTCTGTTGTAATTCCTGTCTTCTGGATTGAAGAGTTGGTTCAAAAGCATCTGTCCCATAACCAACTCCGTAAGGCGCAATAAAATTGCTAAGATTTCTTGAAGCGGGTTGCCCATAACCCGTCATAATCGGTGGAAGTTGTTTACTGTAGCCTGGGATACTTCTCAAAAATTCACTGGTAAAAGTCTTACTCTCTCGATAAATTGGGTCGACAATGTTAGAAACGAAAGACAAGAATCCTTCAAGTGGAACAACCTGTCCTGCGGTAAATCCTAATTGTCTGCCTGTTGTATAGGTTTGATCTCCGCGTGCCATATCCACCCATCCCTGAAGACCCTCAATTGGAGTTTGTCCAGTCCAATAGTTAATAAATCCTCCCAAAGATTTACCTATTTTTATAAGATCACTATCGGTAAGGGCTGTTTTAGTTTCGTCAGAATAATATTTAAAAGCAGTGGGAAGTGCAAAAGAATAACCAAGTTCTCCCATATAGTTCATCGGTATCCACGCATAATCATATTTATCCTTATAGGATCCAGGTAGGTTCGCCATCCAACTTAACATTGAATTATTGTCAACTCTTACCGAGAATGGCTTGCGACCCGAATCATAAAAAATCTGTTTTTCTTTTTTATCGGTTGGCGCCATCCAAGTGGTTTCGCCCGATGAAGCTTTTACTGCACCTGCTAATAAGAATAATGTTCCTAAAAGTGCCTTACCCGCCTGTTCCTGACCGTTATTAGCTTTATAAATTGTAGTCAAACCAAGCGGACTATATTCAAATCCAGCTTTCGCAACCGCCATTGGAACTCTAACGAATGGTAAAAACCAACTTCCAAAAGGCATTTTACCCCTAAATTGAAGTATCGCGTCTGTTGCTTTATCAAACCCAGATAATACCATTCCCTGTCCGCTGGAATTAGTTGGATCAAGTTTTTTTCTGTATAGATAACGGGCAGCAGTAAGATATGCCTGATTTTTAGCGTTAGCATCACTTAATCCTTTATTTTTAAGAACATAATATTCGGAATTGGCAATAAGTTCAGTAAAGAATAAATCCGCACCCTCCAACATATTTCCTGCAACCCTCAAAACTCCTGGAATATTTTCTCTTCTCACCGCTTGAGAAAGAGTTTTTAGTTGTCCATATGGAGTATCAATGTATTTTCCTGCATTTCCGCTTTCTCCCTTCATCGCCTGCCACCACTGTTCGGCTCCTCTTTTTACTCCACCTACAAGATGATAATAATAATTTCCCGCACCCTTTAAATCTCCCGATGCAGCCAAATTCAAAGGACGAAGCACAACAGCATTCTTAAGGTTGTGATAAATGTTTCTAAGTTGGGTTAAAGGATTAATCAACATATTCTGGTAACGATAAGCAGTCGTTAATTCAAGAATTGAAGGAGGAATATCTTTTACAACTTCTCTCATTAATTTATGCATTACTGCAAGTTTAAGATCTTCGTCTTTGATTCTGTTAATTTGTGTCATTTCAGCTATAATTCTCTTTTCCATATTCGATGTTAACTCTAATTTATATGTTTGGCCCGTTACCCTCTTTAATAATCGACTTGGACTTAAAGCTCCAAGTTGATTAGCTTCAGAATATATTTTTCTTGCCCATCTAAGTATTGATTGGGGAGAACGATCAACCCAATTACGCATAAATTGTAAAACTTGAGCGCCTGGAGTTAACTTTTCTGCTAAATTATTTTCAATTTGGGCAAGTTGGTCATCGTAGAGAGCAGCTTCTTTTACGTTACCAGATGTTTCTGCCGTATCCGCTAATTGAGTTAGTTTTTTATTAAGACCATAATGTATCCCCGCGAGCTCATTTGAGAGGGGTTCGGCAGAAAGCGCCCTCTCCTTAGCTGTTTCAAAATTCTTTTCAACATAGTCTGCTCCATATCGGATTCTTCCCTCGTCAGTTTCCATATTATAATTACCCGCTATTTCTTTTTTAACACCTGGACGGACATCTGATCTTTCTCTAACTGTTGTTACGTGGCCGCGCTCCCGTTGTCCAACGGTTGGGGTTTCTTTTGAAGCTTGAGGAATAGTTGTTATTGAAGGAGGAACGGCTGGTTTGCCTGTAATTGTTTTTGCAGTCTTTACGTCTGGAATAGTTGGTGTTTCTTCTACTGGAGTTGGCGGTTGTTCAATTGTTTCTCCCCGCATTTTTCTTAATTGCTGCATTGCCAACTCTTCATTAGTTGGAACAATTGGAGCTTTTTCTCTAGTTACGGTTTCCGCACTGAGAGTTTTAATTTGGCTATTAACTTCTTTAAGACTTTTAGTTAAATCACTTCTAACTTGTTTTAACGCAGTTTTAGTTAAAAATCTCGTTTTACCTTCAATAATAGGTATTTTTCCTTCTTTTCCTTGAGCAAAGGATTGAATTTTATTAAGAAGATTTCGAAGAGGAATATTTACTTGCTCTCTTTCTACTGTTGCGAGAATGTCACCTTCGGTTTTAGCTTTGAATAGATCATAATTTTTAAGAATACCGTCAATATGGTCAATTTGAGATTGAAAATCTTCCTTCATCGCTTCAAATTCACGAATTCTGATTTTATTTCCGCGTTTTAATACTTGTTCTGTTTCAACTGAAGTGGTTTTTGGGGTAAACCCCCGCCATTTATTAAGATTGGCGAGATTGAAGGCTTCTTCTTCTGGAGTTATTTTAAAGGGTGTAGTTAAACCTATTTGGGTTGCTTGGGTTGTTCCTGCTCTGGTTTTCTGTTGATAAAGAATATTTCCGCCTCCACCTGCTTCTGTTGTTGTGGTTGGGAGACTGGTTGAGGTTTGATATTCTTGGATGATTTTATCATAATCTTTTTTTTCGAGGAACTCAACGGTTCCTTTTATAACTTTTAATAAAGAATTTGTTGCCTTACTTAATTGTACCACATTATTCTGTAAACTACCATCCATATCCCAAATTGATAAGACACCTGTTTTTTTATTAAATGTGGCTCCTGATATACCATTATTTTTTAAATTTTGAATTACCACGTCAGGATTCTGTACACGTGATAGCTCATATTTAAAGCCTGTTCCATTCTGGTCTTGAACAAATATACCAGCAGCATCCTGATTTCCTTTCATTCCGTGATCTGCTGTATAAGCCCTAATAGCATTAATATTACCTTTTGCTTTGACAATGTATGACGGCTCCAAATTTCCCTCCCATACTCCAGCGCTTTTTTCGACCTTTATTTGCAATCCATAGTCTTGAGCTTTAGTTGTTAATGATTTTTCGAATCCCTTAGCTCTGGTTGTTCCATAATAAACATCACTATCTGCAATTGTTTTTACTGGTTGTCCTCTAAATGAAGTTATTCCTACACTTGTTACTGCTGGAGGGATAGTTACCCCTACTTCTCCCTGTATTGGGGGTAATCTTTGAGGTTGGGTGGGTACTCCGTCCTGTACTACGGTGATTGGTTGTGTACTTGTTATTTGTTTTGGATACGGAGAGTATTTTTCAATAAACTTATCTGGGTTTTTATTAAATTCTTTAACAAGTTTTCTAGCCTCTTTCATCATTCCTACGGTTCCTTTAATATTTTTTACCTCAGTCGTAGCTTGAATAAGTCTATTTTTCACTTCTGCTTTATAATCTTTTGAGTTTAAATTCTCCCAACCTGGAAAAATAAGAAATCCTGATTGTAGATTTTTACCTTTAAAAGAAGCTTTAATAATTCCTTTTCCTCTTGGATAAGCAAAACTTAACCCAGTTCCTAATATTTCCGATCCGACTGAGAACGCTACACCAGTTATAAATCCTTCTTTAATTCTTGCAATTCTTTCCTCGGGCGTTTTGGCTGGTCCCAAACCTTCATATACTCCAAAACCCGTCCCTCCAGAAATTGCCTTAGCTACCAAATTTCTGCCAAATCTATTTACAGCTTCCTTTGCAACCGCAAAAGAGGCTTCACGGGTTGGGGCTTTCTTCATAGCCCTAATCCAAGCATTAATATTTCCTAATTCCTTAGGAGCAATAAGTTTTAGCGCGGGAGATAGAATAAATTCGGCAGCCGCAGAAAGAGGAGCCATTTTAGCACCAAATTCAACCCCTTCAGGAAGAGAATCAAGAAGCTCTTTTTTTGTCGGCAATCTTTTTTCCAATAGTGCCCCACCAGATACAAATAATGGGTTAAATGCCGTCATTGATGCCACCTGTCCAGGAAAAGCTACAGCACCGACGGTTGAGGCAATATCCCCAATTTTTTCATACGTTGAATTGTTTTTGAAAAAAGTAGAGGGCCCCTTTAAAAGTGCTTTTCCATAACTACCGACAACCCTACCTGGAAGATCTGTCCCATATGCTTTCCGTGAAACATTAGTAGAATATTGAGCAAAATTCTCAGGAATATTCTTCATTAATTTTGTTATGAATTGATTGGGAGTTTTAATTTTCTGTTTAGCTAATGATACTTTAGCAGTCTGATAGAGTCGGGGAACATTAAGCATTTGTGTTATTCTGTCCCGTTCTGTTAGGGGTTTGGCGGTAGTAAAATCCCGCGTTATATTAGTTTTTGTAGTATTAAGAAAAGCTTTTACTCCTTCAGCAAATTCACCTATTTTTTGACGTTGAATAATATCTTGTTTTTGTTGTTGTTGTACATAATTCCGATAATCTTGTTTGAAGCGACTGTAAAAATTACCGAAGGTGTTGGAAGTTTGCTGTTTTATTCCACCATAAATATTAGAAGTGGTCTTCCCAACCTTCTGAAGAGAATTTTCTAAAACTGTTTTTTTCTTTGATTTTATTGCCATTTTTCATTTTTTATTTTATTAGAGATTAACTAATCCCGCTGCCCTTAGGTCATCTTGATTTCTTAAATTTGGATTATATTGGAAAGGACTAATTGACGTTGTGGTCGCGCCAGGTCCTAAATTAATTCCAAAATCTGCCATATGCGCGACTATTTCTTTAGGGGTGAACACACGACCCGAAATCTCCTGCATCTGTGAAATTGCCGCTAATCCCAACTGTTGTCTAAACTGTTTATCCTGATCTGCTATGGATCGGGCTTGGTTAATTACATCTTGTAATACATTCCTTTTATCGTTTGCTTTGTTTGCTTCAATATCTCCTTTTCTCATACCTATTTCGTTTATTTTCTCTTGAAATTGTTGTTTAAGTTTGAATAATATATCTTTTTTGTATACTTCCAAATCATCAAGTTTTTGTCGAACATATGTTTTAATTCTTCCCTTTTCTCTTATAAATTCTTGAGTCCCCTCCGCTTGTTTTTGGCCAATTTGACCCTGTTGGCGGAAAAACTCCTGACTTGCAAGTTCACCAACGGCCTGACCCGTTGAAGAGCCAAAACCAAATCTAGATTTTGCTTGTTGTTGAAGAGCATTAAAAGCTCTCAACGCATCCTCTAAAGCAGTTCTTATAACATTAGTATATTTATCTTCTTGTACCCCAACATCTCCCAATAGTTGCTCTTGTTCTCCTGTATATTTTTTGGCTTCATTTTCGACTTGAGATTCTAAAAGAGTTTGTTCTTCAGGATAATCTGCTCTAACCTGAGCTTCTTGTTCACTTAAAACTTGAAGACCTGAAGCATAAATATCACTAATCTGTTGATTAAAATCTTGTCCGCCCCCCCCACCTTCAATTAAAAGTCCTTGTTGTCTAAGTTTATTAACATCTAACCCTTCAGTGATTGCTTGATCGTTAGTATAGCCTTGTTGTCCGCCCCCCCCACTTTTTCTAGTTGCAGCGCCTTCTACCTGACCAATCGCAGGTTGTACAACCGTTCCACCTATTCTTGGAGTATAAATATAAGGATTACCCGTTTGTTTGGAGGCTAATAAACCTATCTTTTTAGCTCCTTCTGGTGTTTGCCAAGTTAGTCCTGGATTTGCAAAATCTGCAAAAGTTAATGCCATGTTATTGATTTAAAATATTAATTATGATATAATATATAATATGAAAATTTTAACTATTCTATTTTTAATGATAACTATTCTTCTTCTTGTTAGAGTTAAATTTACTCAACCTATAAATACTAATTGTGATACTCTAGATTATTCCGACTTTTTAAAAGCCGTTAAGTCTGGAGCAATTACTATTAATTCAACCCCCAACCTATAAAAAAAACCGCCCTTTTAAAATACAGGCGGTTAATCGGTATTGTTTACCTAAAATAACTTAATATAACTATTTTATTTCACTACTCTTATCTTTGTCAAGAGGAAAAAGCTTTTAAATATTCTACCTTAGCTAACTTAGCTAATAATAATTCTATGTTATCAGTTAATTATTAATATTAACTGCTCTTAACGTGATTAAGTTTCCATTATCCCATTGGACCTCCTACGGTTTGTGGAGGAGCCATTGCTTGTAATTGTTCTTGATCTTGTGGAATTTTTGCTGTTTGTTCTTCCTGATCTTTAGCTATAAGTTTAGTTAAAAGTGCAATCACGGAACGGGCAATCATAATGTTATCACTATTNTCTTCTTGAGTAATATATTTTTGNAAAGNCTGAACCGCTCCAAGAAGCATCGGGCTACTACTCGTATCCTCCCCAGAACGAAGTTGGTTAGGCGGTGATTTACCTTGCCCCCCCATCGTTCCTGGCATTTGGCTATTGGGCATCATTTGACCGTTTGGCATTTGGTGCATTCCCCCAGATGGTTCGCTTGGTACACCGCCGACGGCCCCACCCGACGGTTGATTTTGGGATTGAATTTGAGCCAATATATTAGCAAACGGATTTTGATTGAATTGTTCTCCTAAAATATTATCCTGCATATATTAAAAAACCGCCCTTTCTGCTAATCGCTTATTGGCGGTTAATACCGTTATTCGGTTATTTAACTTATATTAATGAGTATATTCTACTATTTAGCTTTTTGTCAAGAGTAAAATTATTCAAATAATTATACTCTTCCCCCCACCCTTACTATTGATGTTGAAGAACACTCATGAGTACTTCCCCCTAATGTATTTAACGCTATGCCCGAATTTTGGTAAACAACTATTCTAATAATATCATTAGCCGCGCAGTCCACTAAAAACGCCCCGCTACAAGTCGTTGTGTCCGTATCATCAGAAATTTGCTCAACGGATGTTCCCACAACCCCAGTGCCATTTTGAGTAATATAAGCAACCCTCCTGCCCGTACCATTGGCGACCCACATTATTTTAAATGAAACCAAATAGAGACCCGCATCTGTAATAGTAAGTCTGTCCGTATTGGAAGATGTTGAATGAATACTATTATTATCAAAAACTTCAGCATTCCATGTTAAAGCCGTATCTGAATTGTTGTTAATTGAAACATTGGCATTATTATAAACACAGGCAACGGGAACTCTTCCCTGAAGAACAAATCCTGTACCCTTTGGAGTTAAATCTAAATTGATATTGCTGTCTCCCCCCGTTGCGGAAATATCAGGACTATTATTGGTTGCCGCGTTGGTTATAGTAATTTCATTAACCGCTGAAGCCGTTGCGGGTGTTTTTATTATTTCATTTCCTCCAGAATCATTGATGGATGTCGTAATTTGAGGTGTTGTTAAAGCGGCGTCGGTAATAGTAAGAGCGTCAATGTTCCCATTCGCGTCATGCGCCACTTCAAGAAAATCAATCAAATCATTCCATTGGGTTGCCGAAAAAACTTCTTCCACAGTAGCACCTGAATTATGAGATTGAGCGGTAGAACCCCCTAGCCCACTACGATCACAACCTGTTAATGTGTTAGTGCTAATTCCAGTAAAACTAACATATTCTCTAAGCGTTGGGGTTTCAACTTCATTAGCGTCAATTCTATCAATTACCACCACTCCAGGAGCCTGTAATCCAGTAGCAGATGCTAAAATAATTGAAGTATCAACATCGTCAATGTTTCCATTGAGAGTAGTTTGAACGGCATTATTCGTTCCAACATTCCATAATTTAGCGGTCAAAGTATTTTCCTCCTTTAATAAAAAACCGCCCTTTTAAAATATAGGCGGTTAATACCGTTATTCGGTTATTTAACTTATATATAGATTTTATTCTACTAAAAACAATTTTGTCAAGGGTTAAATCTCCGTAATTTTTGTCACCGAAAAACAGATAGTTATGGACATAATAAAATGTATAAATAATTTATACTAATATAGTAGTTTAGATTGTCCAAGCACTTGGTGCGTTCCCTCTTCCTTGCGGTACGGCTATTGTCTTAAATCCAAGTAGTTCATAATTATCTGGTCTATTGTTTGTACGAATTTCTATCTGAAATAAACGTGCTGTCTTATAGATAAATGTTTTTTTCATCACCTCTAAGAGAGCAGAAGTTGGAATGTTATTTGTTAATCCTAACTGTGCCGTTCCAACTTGATCTGTTCCTATTCCTGAAGTTCCAGTTGTAGTTGTTCCCGTAATAGAAATTGTTTTGGCATTGATAAGATTACCATCCCGATCTTCAATGTAGATATTAATATTAATCGTTCCACTTATATAGCGCAAATTCATAAAAATCTCATTGATGGTTTTAAAGATAGTCCAATCACCCATGTCTTCTTTTTTTGTTTTTAAGGTTGTATTAATAGTAGTTCCCTTATCGTCTATATATCCTTTAGAAAATTCACTAATATAATTATCATCTGCATCCGCCGCCACCCACCTTTCTATTCCGTCCGTATCTACATATCTATGCCATTGTTGTATTCCGAATGGGGTTTTCCACGGACCCATAAAAGATAGTCTTTCACGGTCAAACTCTATTGTTTTTTTAGAATTTGGAAAAGAAAGGATATATTTTTTATCAATATATACACCTGCCGAATTAGTCAGATCAGCATTACTCAATCCTTCAAAAAACGGTCTTATTTTGGCTGAAATTTCATTTGCATTTAAAACAGTAAGGAGTTGGGGTTCATAACGTAAGATATAAATTCCCTTTCTATTGGAGAACATTAAATCATTTTCAACTGGTACGATAGAGCGGTGAGAAGAACAACCTTGGGAAGCGGTAAGCAGTTTATATTGTGGATTTAAAATTAAATATTGTCCAAATTGTACTTGATTTAAAGTCACTTGCCAAACAGAATTTTCTTTAAAACCAACCAATTTTTCTTGGAAAATTCCAAGCCCCGTAATATGTTGACCCGAATCTGGTTCAATTTCAATAAATCCCCCACCCGCATACCAATCAAATCTTTCTTGATCTGGATAACGACCTGAAATCATAATTCGAGTTGGGTGATTTTCAACCCCAGCTAAAATAAGACGATCCTGGAATCTGATAATGTATTTGGCTTTGGGTCCGCCTGTCGTATCGGCAGTTGGAACAACTCTAAAAGGATCATTTGTGGGTGCGCCATAGTCTAACCATGAAGTTGCCAGCACATCCGTCCCTCCCACCCATCTTTCACTTCCTGGAGTACCCCTATAAATATTATAACCAACAATGTCTCCCGAAGCGGCAGAAACCTTTGTCCAAGAAACTTGAACAAGAGTTGATCTTAAATCTTGAGGCATTGAAGCCAAAGAAACAGGCGGGGTTGAAGCGGTTGTTTCTCCTCCAGTTTTTCCGACAGCGGTTATTCTCCAACTCCATTCAGTTGAACCTGACGCACCAGAAAGATTTGTTGCCAGTACACCCGTAGGAATTGAAAGGGTGGCAAAATTAACTAAGTTTGTAAAATCATATCTCACGAGTTCCCTATTTTGACTTACAATATAAAGATTATCTCCAAGTTGAGCCCCCTCAGGTCGTTCGCCCGACGGCCAAGAAGCTCCCGTGACAACCGTATAAGAAGCTCCTGATTTTTTTGTTAAAATTCCCCAATCCGTCATCGCAACTACCTGTTGGTTTTCGTCTTTATCTTTTATGCGTATAAGAAAATTACCCGTACCCGTTGGGGCGGAAAGGAAAAAATTAGCACTACCCCAACGTTTAGTTGGTACTCCCGAACCCACTAATAAAAGATTATCGGCCACAACCAATTCGGTCGAATCTAATTCATTTTCACGAAGAAGCGTATTGAGACCCTTCCTCCAAGTATTCCAATTAACTACAACATCACGAGGAGGCTTGAAGGTTGGTATTTTAAGCGCTGAAATAGGTGACATTTTGTAATTCTCTAACTTCTAAATTAAAATTAAAATAACTTCCCCATTCCTTTTCATGATTGGTTACTATTTTTATATGACAATATTCACATAAAGTAATTCCATTATTAATATCTAATCTCAAATTAGGATAATCTATAAATTTTTTAATATGATTGGCATGGAAAGGATTTTTTTTCGTTCCACATAATTGACATTCGTAGTTGTCTCTTTTTAAAATTTTCCTACTCCATTCTTTATGAAGTGGGCTACGACGAATATCATTATAAGTTTCATATATCCCCCCTTTCCAATTTCTAGCAAGAGGACCTTTTTTACCTCTTAAACTGTCTGCGACTGCTTTTCGTATTGGGTGGTTTTTAGGATAATGTTTATCTTTCATTAATCCCCAACCTTTTCTTAATCCCGCCCAATAAGGCATAATTTTCCCTTCCTTAAACTTTTTTTTCCATCCTTTTAATGAACATTTTTGCGAACAATATTTTCCCTTTCCTCTTTCAATGTTTGATGGTGATAAATTACGTTGAAAATTTTTTTTACACCATAAACAATTATTCTTTAATAACATATTAAATACTCAACTTTTTCCGATACGGAAACCCTGTTTCCTCAAAGTCGAAATTACGGGTGCGGGGTTATCGTATGAGTTAAAACGACTTAGATTAGAATTTTCTACCATTAACATTAATCTATCTCTTGCCTTAGATTCCATCGACTGGAATCTTGGATCAGAACGGGCTTCAAAAATATAAGCAATTGTTCGATCAATAAGAAATTGAGAATCTTCAATTAACGGAATTTCGGCGGGAGTAGCAAGAGAAGTAGGCATACAATAATATTGAATTTCAACAGAAGCGCCCGAAGCCAACGTTCCAGGATGAAAGACAATATGGTAACCGTCGGAATAATTTCCTACTTCATAAACATATTCATCAGTTTCCAAATACATTCCTTTTTGATTTTCAAGAATATCTGGATAAGGGGTTCCGCCTTCGGAATCTCCTGCATTTTGCACTCTAATTGGGGCGGCTAACTTTCTATAATCAAGAGGCACAGAGATACTGGCTTGGGATACACCCGTAATAATTGGATAATAATATTTTTTTAATGTTTCCCAATCGTGTGACTCAGCCCATTCTTGAAGGCCACGATTAATAAATGATAGCCAAAGGTCATATTCTGAACTTCCGAAAGTTGGCATTAAAATTTCTTGATTGACGGAGCCCGATACGCGCTCCATAATAGTTTGAACAGAATTTCTTATGAATTGGTCCCTCCTTTAAATAATAAAAAAACCGCCCTTTTAAAATATAGGCGGTTAATTGACGTTATACGTCTAAATAACTTATTAATCTAATCGTATATTACTAATCTTACAAATGTCAAGATTATAATTCTAAATAAGTTGCTTCAGCTACCCACTGGGCTGGTCGCCCCCTATTTACAATAAATATTATTCCATATCCAGCGGGAGGGGAGGGGCTAGGACTAACTGAAGCACTAATGCTTGGACTAAGAGATGGACTGATACTAGCAGATGGAGAGATGCTAGGAGAAATAGACGGACTAATACTTTCACTAGGCGATACGGAAAGACTAATACTCAATGAAACCGATGGACTAAAGCTTGGAGAAAGTGAAGAAGATACACTAGGACTTACCGATACTGATATAGATGGTGAAGCTGAAAGACTAATACTTGGTGAAATTGAAGGCGAAATAGATACTGAAACGCTTGGACTTAAAGAAATACTAACTGAAGGACTTAGACTTGGACTTAATGATGGTGAGATTGATGGAGAAAGACTAACTGATATTGAAGGAGAAACACTTGGTGAAATTGATTCTGATGGACTAACGCTTGGACTTGCAGACAGACTTATAGATGGACTAATACTTGGACTAAGGCTTGGAGAAATACTCTCAGATGGTGAAACGCTTGGACTTGCAGATAGACTAATACTTGGACTAATACTTGGACTAAGGCTTACTGAAATAGAAGGAGAGATAGATGGTGAAATTGAAGGAGAAACACTTCCTCCAAAAACTACTTGCCAAAGATCAACTTGTAAAATTGCTTCAGTGGGGGCGCTTGGAGATATTGACGGGCTAACTGATGGACTAATAGAGACTGAAACTGAAGGACTAATAGACGGACTAAGAGAAACGGAGATTGAAGGACTGATTGACGAACTAAGACTAACTGAGACTGACGGACTAAGGCTTGGAGAAATACTTTCGCTTGGAGAGACGCTTGGACTTGCAGACAGACTTATAGATGGACTAATACTTGGACTTATGCTTGGAGAAATACTTTCGCTTGGAGAAACAGAAGAACTAATTGAAAGAGATAGCGAAGGACTTAAAGATGGAGATAAACTCACGCTAGGACTTACCGATGGAGAAATAGAGAAACTTATACTAGGAGAAATTGAGGGCGAAAATGATGTTGGAGGTGGTTGTATTGCAATTACAGATGAAACATAAGGAGCGGCCGCAGATAAATCATATTGAGCTATTCCAGTGCCCCCAGCCAATGCTAGTGTTTTATAAATGACATTAAGATCAAGTCCTGATACGTCAACATGTTCTTGTTGACTCCACCCAGAGGGAAGAGAAGTTATAGTTTTTGATTGATCCCAGTTGACTCCACCTATAATAAGACAATTATTAACACTTGTTGTAATACTTGGAATTTTAGCTTCTGTAGAATCGTCAAAAGGCGTAATTGAGGAAATATCGAATGGGTCACCGTTTTGAAATCCATCAATTCTAAGCATTACAGCACCCGTTAGATTATCTGAATCAATATCTATTGTATAATTTGCGGGCTCAGATGAAGCAATTCTATAGAAAACTTGATGATCTACCCCTGCATTTGAGGCGTGGGAACGAGTATCAACAAGAAGTTCTGTAAATCCTGTGATAGCATAAGTATGGTCTTCGCCTGCTGCCATATCTCCGCCAACAAAAAGAAGAAGTAAATCTCCATTTACTGTTCCAGTTGGAACATTAATTGTGCCATCCCCACTGCTCCAAGTTGTTTGTGTTGACGATTGAATTGTTACTTCCATATTAAATTGATAATTGATAAACTCTACAACTTATAACATTGCTTGCATTCTTATAATTTGTTAAATCCGCCACAATTGCCGTTAAAGTAAAATCCGTATTGATAGCCGATGTATTATCACTATCTATTATGTCCCACGTTGTAGTGTTACGATTATAAATTTGTAAGAAGACGGTTGATTGAGCGGGATTAAGATTAGTTTGTAATTCGCATTCCACGGTCACGGTGTTTGAACTTCCAGCAAAATCTTTAAATTGATGAATAGCATATTCTCCAGTTGCAGTCTGTGCAACTCTTACATTATCGTTAGAACCAACGTCAATAAGATCTTGAGCTGTATATGTTGTTTCTAAATTGTTATCATTTTCTGGTAAAGCAACGTCATTGCCCCTTGTATAGTCTGTCCAACCTGGACTAGGAGAAGGTGAAATTGACAGACTTATAGATGGACTAATACTTGGACTTATGCTTGGAGAAATACTCTCAGATGGTGAAACGCTTGGACTTGCAGACAGACTTATAGATGGACTAATACTTGGACTTATGCTTGGAGAAATACTTTCGCTTGGAGAGACGCTTGGACTTACAGACAGACTTATAGATGGACTAATACTTGGACTAAGGCTTACTGAAATAGAAGGGCTTA